GAGAAGTACAAAATTTCGTTAAATACGATGTTGTTGCTAAAATGGGTGAAACCTATGAAATGTTAGTAAACGATTTAATAACTAAAACAAAAAGATAATTATGAGTAAATACAGCAATTGTTGTGGAACACCACCATCATGGTTGAGTGACTCCCTGTGTAGTGACTGCCATGAGCATGCAGAATTCTACACACAAACCGAAGACCAAGAAGATTAACTGATGAGACCTTACAGGTCGAAACGCACTTCGGTGCGTCTTAATCTTAAAAATTATAATTATGATAACAAAAACACTATCTATGAAAAGTCATTGGTACAAGACGTACAAGACTATAACAAAAGAATTTAATGACGAACAACACCTAAACAACTACATAGACTTTATGGAGTCCAGAGGGTACAAAACAATTGGAATATTTAATAACTAAAATTATGGCAAGATTTATATTAGATGTTATGACGGATGATTGGATTAGGGTTCTCGATGTTATTGAGAGAGACAAATTTCTTTCAAGCGAGGTTACATCAATAAGATGTATTGACGAAACAAACGACAGTCAGTTTTATTCGTGGGATAAAGACACGACACCAATGATGAACGCATTAAGTGAAAAGCAATTAGAAAACGACAGAGAAATTCTGTCAAAATATTAGAACATTATGAACTACGAAAGTAAATTAAAAAAAGTACAAGACCATTTCAATTTTAAATTGACTGATGACTACAATAGACCAGACTATGCAATCTATAGCCAGAGCACTGCTGATGGTTATGAGGTCTTCGTGGCACATGAGCCAGATACACAATTGAATATTGAGGATGATGTTTTCTACTATGACAGCGACCTATCTGAACGACTTGAAGAGGTTATAAAAGACAATTATCACCAGACTGATGAAGAGTATATCATATACGTTGATGACCTTGAGTACGAATGGATTGAGTATGCGATAGATGAAATTCTTGAGCACATCGAAGATTAACTGATGAGACTTCAATAGTCGAAACCACCTTCACAGGTGGTCTTAATCATTAAAAATTATTATTATGAGACAATTTGAAATCTTAAGAGAAAAAATTACATCACGAGGTGGTGGTATTGAAATTAGCCTAACTCCTTTTGGCTATGATGACCAGAAGATGACAACCTATTGCAACTACCTTGGGGGTGGGATGCTTGGTAGCATCCAGAACGACTGCACCATACACAACTGGCAAGGTAATCCAGAGCTAACAAAGGTAGCTGTAGAGCTAAGCCAGATGTTTGCTGAACTTATGGAAGTAGATTATAATTTTAACCAAGGCCTACCAGTATTCGTTCCTTCGGCCTACTAAAAACATCATCATGAAACACACAAAAGAAATTAACGGAATCACTTACGAAATATTAAGTCGTGGGTGGGACACAAGTCGAGCATGGGGACACAAGTCTGAACTTTATGCTAACGGAAACTTTATTGCTGAATCCAAGGTAAGATACTACAACAGAACGTGGGAGTCCTACCGATTTAGGTCATGCATGCAGAAGTTAGTGGGTGACTTGATTGAGGACAAAGAAAGAACTTATCTTCGTGCCTACAAGGAAAGCAATGGGATAAAACGACTGACTGCCGACATGAAGCGTAAAGCACTAGCTAAAGCAGATAACCCAGTGGGAAATTTACACGAACTTTATAAAACAATTTAAGATGAAAGCAAACCACAAAGCACAGAAGTTGATAGTGGAATACTTCAACCTCAACAACGGATATCCAGACGATAAAAATTACGACTGGAACTACTATGATATCCAAGGTTATCAAGAAACTCTGGACGAAAGTCCAGACGAAGATGCCTTCGGACTCAAGGATATTGAACACCTTCAGATGCGTATAAAATACCTACGCATGTACCATGAAGCCAAAGAAAAACTGGAAGAGTTTGGTCATGTATATTCTTAATGCTAAATTATAAACAACTAAAAAATATTAACGATGAAAGAACAAGCAGAAAAATTAATAGACCTCGGTAACTCAAGAGAGATAGCAGAGGGATTTGGCATGATGAGGGTCATCGAAGCCATTAACCATCTAATAGAAATTGATGGCGAGAGAGCCACAGATGGCGAGATAATAGATTTAATTTATGAACTAATAAACAATTAACAAAATGGGAAGATATTATGAAAAACAATAAACTAAATTTAAACACGCATACCACAGAGTACAAAACTTGTGATAAGTGTTGTTATGATATCTTAGATAGTGATGGAGATGTTATGGAACACTATTGCTTTGATAATAACTTGATAGCTGGAGTAGATTTCTCAGAGAGTATTAATCAATTAAATAATTTATAATGAAAGTAAAGATTAACTGATGAGGATTCAGTATCCGAAACAGTTGTGCAATCTATTTGCATAGCTGTCTTAATCATTAAATTATTTATTATGAAAGTAAAAATTTTACAGCGAAATGTGTACTACAAAGTAGCAACAATCGAAATCGAAATACCAGATTCTGTTGATGAGTTTGATGTACAAGACTACGTGAATGAACACGAAGAGTTATGGGTTGAGCAACTCGAAGACCAGATGAGAGCCACTGACTATGAGTATGGTTTTGGAATGGACACTGACTATAACTGGACAGACAAAGACCAACCATGTGAGTACAGATACGAAGTAGACAAGATAGGAGGGCACTTATGAAAATTAAGCAACACAAAATTCTGCCGACTGGACTACACGCAATCGTGGACCAGAAAAATAGAGTGCATATCTACACAGAATTAGAATACCAACAGCTAACGTGGTGGCAGAAAATTAAATTAGAGAATGGTTGGAAGTAAATTTACTATGCATGCATAGTATATTTGGATATGTCGAAATTAAGTTTTACATTTGTCGAACTTTAGATTAACTGATGAGACTTTAGTAGTCGAAAGGGTAGGAGTTTTCCTACTCTCTTAATCAGGCGAAAGCCACTAAATTTATTTTATTATGAGTATAGATGCAATGAAGATGTTCATGCTCCTTGGAGACATGACCAACGAAAACAGCACCTTGGCAGACAAGGTAGCTTACAAACAGCGTATAGCATTTGCGACAATGCGTAATGCTGTTCCAGACTGGCAACCACCAAGCAACTGGGACACACTTTCAGACGAGGTGAAAATGGAGCGTTTAACTAAACTAACTGAGGTATGAGCACAGAAGAAACCTTAGTGGACTACCTTGAAGCAAGGATAAGTGCACTTGAAATTCAGTTAGCGAAAGATGAGGATGAGTTAGTCCAAACAAAGCTAGACCTAATAGATGCTAGAAAAGAAATTGAATCACTTAAAAAAAATAATTATGCCTAATCACGTTTATCACATAATCAAAGCTACGACAGACAAAGGTCGTAAAGTATTAAAAGAAATATCCAAAACCGAATACGGAATATGTGGATACGTAAAACCAATGCCTAAGGAGTTGACAGGAACAACAAGTCCAGAGCGAATACCAGAAAATATATCAAGAGAAGAGTCTGACAGATTGAAAGACTTGTATGGTTACGACAACTGGTACGACTGGTGCTATAGAAACTGGGGTACTAAGTGGGGTTGCTATGACAACCATTATTATGAGGTCCAAGGGACTTTACATTTTACTACAGCGTGGTCACCTTTCAACTTTGATGTTCTTTATTTACTAACCAAGAAATTGCCAGATTTTATCTGGACCTGGGAAGAAGAGCAAGGATTTGGCGCAGAAGAAGAGTACCAGAACGGAGAATGTATACATTCTTTCTCATGGGATTTGCCAGAGATATCAGAAGATATTGTTGAAGTTAATGGAGTAGAATACATGGTGCTACTATCTGACCATGTTACTCCAGAACAGACTTTTCCTGCAGGTTATTACCTGGCTTATGAGCCACTGGAAGAGGGCAGAATTGCTGAGACTTTGGAAGAATTAAATAAAAAAGTTTTGGACAATTCATAAACATTTATTAAATTTGCAATTCATTAAACACTAAAATTATGGGAAAAACTAAAGAGATGCTCGGAGATATCCAAGAGCAAGAGGCAGACAGACTTGATGCCGATTATCAGTACAACCTTTGGCTATCAAAGGTTACTAAACACCAGAAATCTTTAACGAGAACAACACAAGCACTCGATGATATATTCGAGGGCTTTGCTATGGCTATAAAGTATGGTCAAGAGGAATCTAAAAAATATAATTAAATGCATTATCCAATTTTTAGTGGGTACGTATCACATGTATGCGATACGTACTCAATAAATCCAGATGATTTGTTTGCCAAGAGTAAGCGTAGAGATATAGTAGATGCTAGACAGCTACTATATTTTCTTTGCTATGAGAGACCTATGCGTATACGTTACATTCAGCAGTACATGGAAGAGAACGGATACAAAGTAGGTCATTCCACAATCATACATGGAATACAACAAGTAAGAGGTAGGGTAGAGTACGACTCTGACTATCAAAAAATAATCAATAATATAAAGGAATGTATAACTCTTTAAGTAGTGTCTTTGAGGAAGCACTAAATGATGACAAGGCTGCCATCTTGGATGGTGATGGGTACGAGTCCAGAATGCTACATGGCTGTAAGATTACCAGAGAAAACGACACCGGTAATATAATGATACAGAACACAGCAATGGGTGGTGACTACTACAAGGATATAAGTTATGATTCAGAGTGGGAATTTGTAGATAAAGGATGGAGACATGGAGTCTATAAACTCTGCATTGAAACCTATCATGATAAATTAAATCGGATAGAGCAGAGGATTAAGGATGAGATGAACACCAAACAAAATCCAAAACAGATTCAACACCTCAAGACTCACAGGGAGAGAATTCTAAACATGTATAAAAAAATAAACGATAAATTAAAATCACTAAATTATGAGTAATTCAAAATCAGTTTTCGAGACATTGAACTCTATCAATGTAAATGACAAGGTAGAAAAGAAGAGCAACCTAACGTATCTATCATGGGCGTGGGCATGGGCAGAGGTTAAGAAGAACTATCCAAAGGCCACCTACACAATCTATGAGGATATTAATGGAATGTTCTACCATACAGATGGTAAGTCTGCATGGGTAAAAACTGGAGTAACAATCCAAGAGCAAGAGCATATTGAATACCTTCCAGTTATGGACTTCAGAAACAATTCAATTATGCTTGATAAGATTACGTCTGTTGATGTAAACAAAACCATACAGCGTAGCTTAACTAAAGCAATCGCTAGACATGGACTAGGATTGTATGTGTATGCAGGCGAGGACTTGCCTAATGGAGAATCAAACACAGTGGCTAAGAAGCCGGTTGCTAAGAAGCCTATGCCAAAAAGACAGAACACCATAGAATTAAATATTGGTGATGACAACTGGGATAAGGTGCTTAAGTATGTTATAGCTAACAAAAGCAAAGGCCTTAAGGTTATAGGCGAAGAGCTAAAGACCAAGTATGCCATGACTAATGATGTGAAAAAAGAAATAGCTAAATCAATATAGATATGAAAGACATCATTAAACTACTTCAAGACGATAGAGAATACTATGATGGGGTTGGAAAGAATTATCTTTCTAACTCCAATATAGGTGACCTCTTAAAAAATCCTAAGAACTTTAATAAAAAGCAAGAGGATAACAAGAACTTTCTGGTAGGAAGATACTTCCACCAGTTAATACTTGAGCCAGAAAAAGCAGCAGCTATGCCTCATATTGACCTAGCTACTAGGAGAGGCAAAGCGTATGATAGTTTCCTAGAGGAGAACAATATAACTATAGGTTTATTAACCAAGGAAAAGGTTATGCTAGAAAACTTAGTTGAAAGCATGCTGAACGTAGATGATTTCAGAGCACTGATTCAGGAAGAAGGGGTGCAGTATGAAGTCCCTATGATAAAAGAAATACATGGCGAGATGTGGAAAGGTAAGGCCGACATTGTCGGTAGCGAACACTTGATTGACATCAAGACATCTAGCTCTATTGAAAAATTTAGGTGGAGTGTGCGAGATTATAACTATGATAGTCAAGCGTACATATATCAACAGCTATTCAATAAGCCACTAGTGTTTCTGGTGATTGATAAGACATCACGCATGATGGGAATGTATCCAGTTAGCGATGAGAGTCTGGCAAGAGGAGAGGAAAAAGTTATCAAAGCTGTAGAGCAATACAGAAAGTTTTATGGCGATAATCCTTCTGAAGATATTAACCAATTCTATTTTTATGAAGAGGTTTAAAGAGTTTATAAAAAACCTGCTTCGTTATCAAGTGGGAAGGCGTGTGATGTGGTTTGAAGTTCCGATGGACTGCAGCACACGTGATGCAAAAGATGAAATCATCTTAAGCACTATGGAAACATTGGAACGAACTATTAATATTAATAATTATGAGTAATTCAAACACCAACGATGAGATTGTATTCGCAGACGGATTCAAGTTCAGAAAGAAGCATCCTAATCAAAAAGATTTTGTATTAGGAAGTATGAGTATCAAAGTAGATGATGCTATCATGTTTTTAAAAGCTAACCAAAAAAATGGTTGGGTAAATTTAGGCATCAAAGAAAGTCAAGCAGGCAACCCTTACATGTTTGTTGATAACTTTGAGCCAAAGGCACGTAACAATAATGGTAATGGAGTAGACACTGCTCCCAACCAAGCACCAGTGCAAGAGGCAGATGTGCCATTCTAATTTAATATGGGGTGTGTAACAGCACCCCTTTTTTATACCATGAAAAAAATAGAAAATATAATAGTGTGGCTAATCATAGGAATAATTTCATTCATGGTAGCACGCACCATGATAAGATTAGTGTTGAGTTTTTTTAATATATAGGACTATTAGTTTAATATATTTATTTATATTTACTTCCTATATGTAGCTTAAAAGTTAACATTCTCAACACAACTACTGATAATCAGTCAGTTAGGTAACACAAAGTCGACACAAAGTCGACACAAATAAATCAAACACAGCATGACAGCAAAAGAAATCACAATTTTTCAGAACATTAAAGAGACCTCAACACCCTTCTTTAGAAGCGTGGATTTTATTCTTGAGAGAATAAAGGGAGGTGCTACCAAGGACTTGGTAAAAAGAATACGAACAGAGAAAGATAAGTCTCAAAGGAATGAGCTAAAGAAAAACCTACCGGCTATTTGTTTCTCAGGAACATTTAACAAAAGGAACGATGCTTCGATAATAGAGCACTCAGGTTATATCTGTTTAGATTTTGATGGATACGAAAGCAACAAGGAGTTATTAACAGACAAGGAGAAGCTAACTAAGAGCAACTATGTCTTTTCTGTGTTCATATCACCATCCGGAAAAGGACTCAAAGCTCTTGTTAAGATACCACAAGATGTAGATAATCATGTAAACTATTTCAATAGCTTAGAGGTACACTTTAATAACTCTCACTTCGATACAACGTGTAAAAATATATCAAGGGTATGCTACGAGTCATACGACCCATTGATTTATGTGAACAAGAACTCAAGTGTATGGGAGGAGATTAAAGAAAAGGAATATACTGAAGTAAACACTAGATTAGATATTCCAACCATACCAATCACAGACGAGAATAAGATTGTAGAGATACTTGTGAAGTGGTGGAATAAAAAATACCCTATGGTTGAGGGTCAGCGTAATAACAACTGCTATGTATTAGCATCAGCATTTAATGACTTCGGCGTTAATAAATCTCTTGCAGGATATGTGCTACAGAACTACAGAACAGCTGACTTTTCTGAGAATGAAATAAACCAGACTATAAACTCAGCCTATGCTCAGACTCAAAACTTTGGCACAAAGTATTATGAAGATGAAGAGAGGGTTAACAATATACGAGTGAAGCTTAGGCGAGGCACATCAAAAAAAGAAATCAAGTCGCAGCTAGAAGACAGCCATGTAGAAGCAAATGTAATAGAGGCGGTGCTCAATAGGGTTGAGGAAGAGAATCAACAGAAACAGTTCTGGACTAAATCAGACAAGGGTGTAATAAAGATAGTGCATATACTATTCAAGCAGTTCCTTGAGGACAATGGCTTCTATAAATTTTCTCCAGAGGGAGGAAGAAACTATGTGTTTGTAAAGGTTACTAATAACTTAGTAGACCACACAGACGAGAAGCAGATAAAGGATTTTGTTTTAAACACTGTGATAGAGCTAGACGATGCTTCAATTTACAATCACTTTGCAGACCAGGTAAGATACTTTAGAGAGGATTTCCTGACACTTCTATCTACGATTGACATCTACTTTGTTGAGGACAATAAAAACACCTCATACCTTTACTACAACAACTGTGCTATTAAGGTAACTAAGGATGATGTAGAGGTTATAGACTACATAGACCTTAATGGTTTTGTTTGGAAAGACCACGTAATAGATAGGGTGTTTAATAAATGTGAGATAGGAGACTGTGATTACAAACAGTTTATAAAAAATATTTGTGCTGCAGATGAGGGTAGAATAAAATCTATGGAATCTACAATAGGATATCTCATGCATGGATATAAGAATCTTTCTTATAGCCCAGCGATTATACTAAACGATGAGGTTATATCAGACAATCCTGAAGGTGGGACAGGCAAAGGGTTATTTATGAACGCACTTCAGAAAATGAAGAAGGTTGTTACTATAGATGGAAAGTCTTTTACATTTGAAAGGTCATTCGCTTATCAGTTAGTATCAGCAGATACTCAGATACTTGTATTTGACGATGTAAAAAAAGGCTTTGACTTTGAGAGATTGTTTAGTGTAGTTACTGAGGGGTTAACCTTGGAGAAAAAGAATAAGGATGCTATCAAAATTCCTTTCAGTAAATCACCTAAGATTTCTATCACCACTAACTACGCTATCAAAGGAGCAGGTAATTCTTTTGCTAGACGTAAATGGGAATTAGAACTATACCAGCACTACAATAAAAACTACACACCAATAGATGAGTTTGGTAAGCTAATGTTTGGAGACTGGAATGATGAAGACTGGTGCAAGTTTGACAACTATATGGTTGGATGTATGATGTCTTATTTAAAAACAGGATTAGTTAAAAGTAAGTTTGTCAATCTAAAAATTAGACAACTATCAGCAGAGTCATCGCATGATTTCATTGAGTGGTTAGGATTAATTGAAGGTAGTGATGCTGGAGCATCCATACGTGTGAACTCAAGGATACATACTAATAATTTATATTTAGATTTTATTTCTGAGTATCCAGACTATGGTCCGAAATCTAGGTTGTCTATATCACAGGTTAGATTTAATAAGTGGCTTGCTGCTTATGCTGTGTATAAAACAGGAGCTCAACCAGAGAAGGGTAGAGATGCTTCTGGTAGATGGATAAGACTCAAGAAAGAAGACGAGGTTAACCCACAAACATCACTACTTTAATGAACGAGGACGAAATACATATAGCGTTTATAAATTCCTATGCCGTTATTATTCGTGATAAAAACGCAAAGGAGCTTTTAAGGGGTGAGACAGGTTGGTTTGCACACAATCCCAAGGGCAAGCCAACTAGAGACGAGATGGATGGAATGCTGGAATATTTTGAAACGATTGAAGACTATGAGAAGTGTTCAGAAATAAAAAAATATATAGATGGCAATTCAATTTAGAGATTATCAAAAAAGAATTATCGATACAGGAGTAGAGATAATTAAGAAGAAAGGTTTTGTTTATCTAGCGATGGAAGTTAGGACCGGTAAAACCCTTACAAGCTTAGGGATAGTGGAGAGAATGGGATATAAAAACGTGTTGTTTCTTACCAAGAAGAAAGCCATCAGCTCTATAGTTAAAGACAATGAAATGATGTATCCAACACCATTTGTTTTGTTTGTAATTAATTATGAAAGCATGCATAAACTCCCTAATATTAAGTGGGATTGTGTTATCTTAGACGAAGCTCATGGAATGGGAGCATTTCCTAAGCCAAACAAGAGAGCTAGAGACGTTAAAAGTATTATAAGGAAAACAGATTGTGATGTCTGTTTGTTGTCAGGAACACCAACACCTGAGTCGTACAGTCAAATGTACCATCAGGTGTTCGGTATTCCGAATAATCCTTTTCGTCAGTACCAAAGCTTTTATAAATTCTGTCACGACTACGTTGATGTTAGAGAGCGAAAGATAAACAGCATGTACATAAGGGATTATAGCAGAGGTCGTGATTCTATTATTGAAAAGATGAAGCCATACACTATAGCTTACACACAGAAGGAAGCAGGTTTCAAGGTTGATACAAGGGAGCATGTGCTAGAGTGTGAGATGAGTAAGTTAACTTATCAGTTAACTAAAAAGCTTCAAAAAGATTTGGTGGTGGAGGGAAATGAAGAGGTGATACTCGCTGATACTCCAGTAAAACTTATGATGAAACTTCATCAAATGTATTCTGGAACTGTGAAGTTTGAGTCAGGCAACTCCACTATACTAGACCTAAGCAAAGCTGAGTTTATACGCAAACAGTTTTTTGGTATGAAGATTGGAATCTTCTACAAATTTAAACAGGAACTCAAGGCATTAAAAGAGGTATATGGAGATGACTTGTGCACAGAACTAGATGAGTTCAACAGCACTAATAAAACCATAGCACTTCAGATTGTGTCAGGGCGTGAGGGTATAAGCTTACGTAAGGCCGAGGCTCTTGTGTACTATAACATAGACTTCTCTGCCACCAGCTACTGGCAGTCAAGAGACAGGATGACAACCAAGGAAAGGCTAGAGTCCGATGTGTACTGGGTGTTTGCTAAAGGAGGTATAGAGAAACAGATATACAAAGCAGTGACCAAGAAGAAAGACTATACCTTGCGTCACTTTAAAAAAGATTTATTAACTTTAAATTAAATATCATGATAGAAGCAATTGGTTGGGTATGTATAGCCTGGGTAGTAATAATAGTAGGAAAAGCTATAGGAAAAAAGATATGGCCTGAAGATTGGAGGGATGAATTTTAACAACGACTTCAGATATGACCTTGAGATAGGTAAGGAGGGTGAGCGTATAGTTGACTCTTTGTTTAAAGACAAACTGGTTGAGGTGAAAAGGGATAGCTGGGTTTCCATATCAGGAAACATTGCTATTGAATACGAGAGTAGAGGTAAGCCATCAGGGATAGCTACAACAGAAGCAGACTACTGGATTATTATATTCTCTGGAGCATACCAAGATAAGGTAATGTATGTTTTTGAAACCGAACTACTTAAGAAGGTTTCTAGAATGTATTTTAAAAAAGGAAGCATCAAAGCAATGGGAGATAATAATACGTCAATGTCTGTACTAATACCTATAAAAGAAATTTGTAACTTTGTGATAGATGACTGAGCAGCAGATACAGAAGAAAAGAATTCAACAACTTGAGTCCGAGGGTTACTACGTTATTAAGTTAATCAAGACAAATAAGAATGGAATACCAGACCTTATAGCTATACCTCCAGACAGTGATGTTCTTTTTAGTGAAGTTAAAAAACCTAATGGTAAAGTATCTGCTCTTCAGGAATACAGATTAAAAGAACTAAAAACGCATGGGGTTAAGACTGAGGTATATAGAGGGTGAAGTAGACTACGAGGTTGATGATTTTTTTATTGACATCTTGAGACAATTACCATCTAAAGTTGGGATGCAAATAGCATCACAAATAGACTGGAATGCTGAATACTTACCAGAAACTGATAACTGGTCAAGCACATACGCAGGAGTTGTAAGACAAGTTGAACCTCCAGTCTTTTTTGCAGTAGAATATATAAAAGAAAAAGGAGAAAATACAATTTATATAGACCTAGATATTATTGAAAGCGATGAGTATCTAGATTATCATTTACTAAATCAAATACTAATATGAAATACACAGAAGAAAGATTAAAAGATATTGTCAATCAGGTTTTTGAGGTTGATGTTATGAAGAAAACCAGGAAGAGAGAGGTGGTTGAGGCAAGGATGGTCTACTCTCGAATACTTAGAGACTCTGAATTTATGACTGCGTCTAGAATAGCTAAGAGCTTAAATAAAAACCACGCAACTATACTTCACTACAATAAAAACTTTAAATATTTTATCAAACCAGATGAAAGATTATGGGATATGTATCTAACTTGCGCTAGAATTTACAATGAAACAGACCATATTGCTAACACTTTAGAGCTAGAAGAGTGTAGAAATTTAATATTTTCTTTGGAAAATAAAATAAAAAAACTATCTTTGGAGATAGGTCGTTTAAATTTAGAGCATGAAACGTATAAAAAACGAGCCGAAACATACCCTGAGCTATATAAATTAATAGATGAAAGGGTGAGACCAAAGAATGTTAAGGAAGCCACTAGAAAACTAAACACATACTTAAATGGAATATAGAATTAACGACATAGAAAAAATAACGGAGTTTAAATCTTGGAGCGAAAGGAAAAAAATTGATGAGCTCTTACGGATTGATTGTAATATGTACACAAACCTAGGAACTGATTCAACAAAAGCAGAAAGGTTTGAAGTTAAGAAAAACTCTAGAAGAATATATAGAGCAATAAAAAATATAAACCCAAAAGTAGGCCAACCCCTATTGGTTGCAATGGATAAGGATTAATGGAACGTCTAACATTATTAGAGAACGAAAGAGTTAAACACGTTAATACAATAACGAAAGAACTTCACGACTCTTGTGATGAGATATATGAGTCTTTAATAGACCATGACTACAACGAGTGCAAAGAAATTACCAAGAAATTAATCCTACGATTAAAATCAATGATAGAATCAATGGACGATGACTTATAGAAAAGATTTTAGACCACGACTAAGTGGCAACAGGAAAGCAGCATTTGATAACCTGACTCAAAAAGAAAAAAGAATTCTGGTGATTGGAGATATACACGCTCCCTTTGAACTTCCAGAATACTTTGATTTCTGTAAGGACACCTATGCTAAATACAACTGCAACCAAGTAATATTCATTGGTGATATAATTGACAACCACTACAGTTCTTTTCACGCTACAGACCCTGATGGTATGGGTGGTGGAGATGAACTAGACTATGCTATACAGGAGGTGCAGAAGTGGGTTGAAGAGTTTCCTGTAGCAGATGTGTGTATAGGAAACCATGACAGAATAATAATGCGCAAAGCTTTTGATTCTCAGATACCTAAACGCTGGATTAAATCCTACAACGAAGTTCTTGGAACTAACTGGAACTGGGTTGATAGAGTCGTGTATGATGGTGTACAATACGTACATGGAGAAGGTGGGACAGCTAGAACTAAATCAAAGAATGACATGATGTCCACAGTTCAGGGACACATACATACACAAGCATATACCGAGTGGATGGTTGGAAGAAACTTCAAGGTGTTTGGAATGCAGGTGGGGTGTGGCGTAGATAGCACAGCTTATGCTGCTGCATACGCAAAGAACTTTAAGAAACAAGCGATAGGATGTGGGGTTGTGATTGGTGGACACACAGCTATAAACAGACTCATGGAATTGTAATGACCGAAAAGGTAAAGGCAATAAATAAATTTACCGAAAGGTTTAGTGGCAGCTATAAGAAGCTTGGTCCTGACGATGTAGATTTCAGGGTATACGATAAAGAAAATAATCTTATAGCTTTTGTGCTGGTAATACCTACAAAAAAAAAGGTAACTGACTGCTATCCACTAGCAGTATCATTAAACAAACTATCTCAGCTTACATTAAAAAGATTGAATCCAGTTATAATATGGGCCTGTGAAGATGGTATTATGTATGGTAAGGTAAAAGAAATATACGGAACTGTATCTTGGATGGGCACTACAGAACTAAACTCAGAGCTAGTTGTGCAGTACCCAAAGCAAAAAACTTTTAAGTACGCTAGGTATTATTAATCAAGACCCATAGCTGCGTCTATCTCTTTCTGAAGGTCACGCTTTCTTTTTCTCTCGTCTTTCTTTATCTGTTCGATAGGCTCTAAGCTTCCTCCAGGCCCATACAAATCTTCATAAACCCCTGGCATAAATTTTTTCATATCTGACTTGCTCATTGATTTTGTTTCACCACCCTCATTCTTAGGTCGGTAAGATGGAGATATACCAAGTACATCATACATTGCTGGGTCTACGTCCTCTTCTTCACCTGCAAAGTAATTATATAAACCAATAAATGGGTCAAGCTGTGCGCCTATTGTAATCTCAGTTAATGCTCTTACTACAGCTCCGACTTTATTCTCATCATTCTTAGTAAGCTTTCTGTACTTTTGTATCACACTAGCAACAGGATTGACGATATCATCATTAAAGATTCTACCTTTCTGCTTATACTCTTCTCCTTTGACAGCAGATATTGTTCTACCTGCCACATCAAACCCCTCTATTGTAGAGCCTAAGAATGGTATTTGATAGATAAGATTTAATCCCATCATTGCTTCAGCCATTTTCTTGAGTGCCGCCTCTTTATCCTCGTCATCCCCCTTAACAAATTTAGCTATGTTAGATACACCTACAAACAACACGTTGGCTACAGCTAAGTTCAAAGCTAAATCTCTAGTGTCTTTTGAACGTGGCCTTTTCTTGTTAGATATGTCTCTAGTAATGTTAGTAGTGCTCTGCATAACTTTATTCATCTGCAGGAATAATGTACTACCAAACATGGTAAATGCACGATTAAATATATTGCTGTTCATTTGAAGCGGAATTTTATCTGTACCTCTTCGTGATTGCTGTGTAGCATTGTAATCATTAAAAGCTTTTACAGCATCAGCCTTACTCATTCCATTGGCAATGTTACGCTTGTAGTTAATCATGTAACCCATAACTCCTAAGACATCACCAATTATTGTTGGTGAAGCTGCTGCAGTTTTAAACGCAGCTTGTGCTCTTTTAAGTTTACCTCCAGTAAGTGCAGTCTTCTTAAATGTTTGCGAGCCAGATTCTAACCCATATACATCACCCTCAAGTCCTTGCTCAACCCTTTTTCTAAATGTAGGTGATATCTCCATCGCCTCTCTTACAGCTCCTTTTTTTCCAACTAAATCTTTACCTAACGATAAAGCAACTCTTGCGCCATCAAACATAAACATAGGTAAATCAACTGCCGCCTGTACTACTCTAGGAACTTTAGAATCGGAAGAGAAATAACTATAGTCAGAGTAAGCATTAACAAATGAAGTAGCCTGCTTAAGTATCTGTATAGCTTTAAAGGCTAGAGCAAATCCTGTAAACTGAGTCTGTAATCGTGCTATAAGTTTTACACTTAGACTTGCATCCTTTCCAGAGTCTGGATTAATAGCAAAGTTAACAGCCTTTTTAATTGGAGCAGTTACACCCATCTCTTCTAGCAATACATTAACAGAGTCAATCTTAAATAAAGCATTCAGTCTCTGTGTGCCTACAGCATACGCTTTATATTTCTCCATTGTATCAACATGATTCTTAAGAACAGTTGTGAACGTTCCTGCGTGTAGGTCTACATCAGACCTCATGTCTACCCTTTCTTTAAAAGCAGGAGCAGATTCCGCATTGAACACACCATTGAAATCACCATCAGTAATCATTTTTTTGGTGGTCTCTTTCTGTATCGTTGATGTTGGGAAGTAGTTATTTACATATCCTAAGTTAACATCATTAACGTATGAGTATACATCGTTAACACTCTCATAGTATTCATTGCTTAAGAAGTTTACAGTTTTGTCAGTAAACTCTACAGCTTCTGGACCTATGATACTTTTAATATTCTCTATAACCTCAGGAGTTATACCCTGAGCTTCAAGCTTTTGTCTTTGAGTATCATTCAAGCTAAGCGCATATATACGCATGAGTTCATCTGCATTAAACCTATCAGTATACTCTCGTCCAGTGTCACTACGTTTTAATTTTAAAATATGAACACCGCTATTTAGTTTAGAGTATATCTGTTTTACTCCTTTAGTTATACCAGGTATTGTGTTAGCTATATCATCAAGCTTCTTTTGAGTTTGAAATAAACCTCCGTTGTTAAGGTCATCCATTCTATTTAGAGCATCGTAAATATTCTTGGTAAAAAAGTTTTTACCCTGCGTTACCCTATCTAGTACATTGCTTAATGTTCCTAAATGCTGGAACATCTGCTTCATGTTCTGGATAAAGTCTTTAGCTGTGCTAAACTTCATTCTTTCAGATAAAGATGAAAGCCCTTTACCTATCTCAAAATTTCTGAAGTGTGATAGTATCTCATTCCTTCTAGCATTACGCTCATTTCTATTTAAAACATTTCCGTCAGCATCAAACAGCATTGGATTGGTATCCTTAATCTGATTATCAGCCTCCTCTTTCATCTTCTTGTTTGCTTCTACTCTTGCTAGTCTTCTTGATTTAAAGGTAGCAATTGATTCAGCTCTAACATCTTTAAGCTGCTGCATTAAGTCCTGAACCTCTTCAAGGCTCATGTTAGATACATCACCAAAGGTATCCATAGCTAACGCAAGATTTACTTTAGCCTGCTCTATCTGAGTTAGTTTCTGTCCGTCTTGTTGTTTCTCTATAAGATTATTAATCTCTGAGCTTTCACTTTGTAGGTCCTCTTGTATTTTGTTAAGGGCATCTACATCAGCTGTAAGTATCTGCTTAACAGCTTTGAAGTAAGCTGTACCTTCCTTACTTAATCCTTTAGCTCTACGCTTACCAGACTTAGTAAATGCAGTCATGGCTTTTGCTTTCACTAGTTTAAGCATGTCCTTGACAAGAGCATTCTTCATCTTAACTTTCTGCTGGTCTACAATATTCATTATATACTCAGTGTCTGCCTGGAATGTATCCACTGTAGACTTGGTTACACGTGATATAAGCTTGTTTATTTGTGCCTGAGTATATGTCTTAGATTTTGGTAGAGCCTTTCTTATATAGTTTCTCAGCTGTATCTGTGCAGCTTTCAGGTTCTGACTATTAATCTTACGCTGTCTTAGGTTGTTTTTAATCGCAGCTATTTCTTTTTGCACAGCAACATTAGAACGTGTGTCCAATGTCTTGTCAAAGTCCACTAGAATCTCCATCTGAGTTTGTTCTGGCTGAGCTTTGTAGATTGGATTCTCTTTAATTAAATCCATTGCCTTTTGTCTCACATCAGATAATGTTTTCTCTGGAGTAACAAACTTAGACAAGCTCTCTCTTACATCCTTAAACAACTGCATTCCTTCCTTGACACCACCTTCTACTCTACCAAACGCTTCTGGTAACTGAGTAAATGCATCTACGTTTACCTCCATTGCTGTGGTTATATCCGCAACCTTGAAGCCTCTCCCTTTTAAAACTTGTTTAATAGATGCGTCTGAGAATCCTTTATCTCTAGACATATTAATTATATCAGTCATTGAAGAATTAGATGTAGTCATTAACTGAAGTGAGTCTGAGAGCACAGCTGTCTCCGCATTTTCAAACGCCTTGTTTTCTGACAACAAGTCTACTACTACAGCATCAGTAAACTCATCAAGAGATAAGTCTTGTATCTGTTCTGGTGTAAGCTTAGATATACCTGTTAATTTTTTAATAAAATCAAACAACTCATTCAACCAAGCCCTAAAGTTTTTCTTTTGCGCTGCACTAGCGAATGAATCTCCCTTGTTTCCTATTGCAGTGGCAAGGGCTTCTTCAAGAATGTATTCGTTAATTTCAGTTTCAGTTGCTCCATCTGCAATCATCTGCTTAATAACTTGCTGGTAAGCCTCACTGTTTCTTACGGCAGCCTCATACTCTGTTCCTTCAATTAGAGATAGACCTTTTTTATATGTATCAGGAGCTAACTCTTTAGCAGTGTTTAACCACAAGTGACCGAATTCATGAACAGGCGTGTCGTAATTTTCAAGAGCAGGGTTTAGGTATAGCTTGCCATTGTAAACTGCACCATAAACTTTTTGATTCTTAGTCATTAACGCTTTAGCACTTAGGTCAGACACTAAATTATCAAATTCTTTTTGGTCTGTTACAACCTCTGTGTTAGGAAACGACTTCGTTAATTTTGAAATAAACTTTTCGTAATTAGTTTTAGATGATGGCTGTACAACAAAAGAATTTCCTGCCGACATAGAAGCTGTTCTCATTGCACCACCTCTTGCTTGTCTAGCTGTAGTGGGTTTTGTATCTGCTGCTCCTTTACTTCTTTCCTTTTCCGTTGTTTTAGTTTTAATTAGTCCATCTATCTTAGCGTCTATAGTGCTAAGAATATTCTTGTTAACCGCCCAGAAAGGAACAGTATCTGATAGCATAGCTACCACCTCACCTCTTATATATACAGGATAGTTTCTATGCTCCTTAATATCCTCAGCTCTCTGCTGTTCAGGCATAACAATTGCATCGTCAATATTGTTTTTAGTTATTTTATTACCGCTGCTGTCTGTGATTTTTAAAACCATAGTCATAGACCCCATAGGTAGGTCCTTAGCAAACTGCTCTAGGTTTTCTTCACGAACAGACTCTTGGGATATACCCTCTGCTTGAAATAATTTACCAACGTCAGTACCAGCATTTACGCCAGCCCTTGGAAGCACAGTTTTAAATATTTTTGCTTTTGTATCAACGTCTAGCTTTTCAAACTCTACTGTAAATTCTACTAACGTCTTTGAATTCTTACCTATATTGTTTACTACCTCAGTTTTCTTTCCAAATTTGTTAATAGATAAGTGCTTCATCATTGCATTGAAGATGGCCTTTCTATTTGGAGACTGCTTTATTTTATCGGTTAAGGTATCTAATAGTACAACATTAGAGTCAACCGCTTCTGGTTTCATCATATACACCACAGTATAGTCTGAGTTAATAGACCCTCTTATAATATTCCTAGCTGCAGGAGGCGTTATAGAGGCCCATGCTATTTGTTTCCCATATATACCTTCTTGTAATCCAAAGAAAGCTCCACCCATTCTTTTCTCGTCAACCTTTAAAAGGTCAGCCATAACAAGATTGATTCGCTTGTCTTGTAAGTCTTTAACGGACATCTTACCAACCTTATTTGCAAGCTTGGTATTTTCTGTAACAACTATAGGTGTTGTTGGTAGGTTAGTCTCCTCAACTGTGAATGATTTTTCACTAAGCTCAGGCTGAACTTTTTCCATTAACTTAAGAGCTCTATCTTCTAGAGCCTTCTTTCTTTCTGGAGTTATACTAGTATCATCAAGTTGAAATTGAGATGGGTTCTCAATCGAAGCCTCTAAGTCTGCTACCTCTTGTGCTAGAGCTATACCTTCAGGAGTTTCTTCAGGTAATAAAGTAAACTCTTCAGGAAGTAGCATTACTTTTTGCTCAGCAAATTTCATCGTGTCATAAGCCTCTTTTACTTTAGCTTCTGCCTCCTCGAACTTACCTTCTTTCCTTAATGCTCTAGCCTCATCCCTTAAAGCAAAAGCTTTTTCATTAACGCCTGAAAAATTAACCCAAGAGTTCTGACCTCTAGTCTCAGTTGTCATTGCTCTTCTAGCTACAGGAGAGTACATTCTGGAGTGAACATTCCAAGCATTCTCTTCACCTATTGGGCCAAAGCTATTCCCTTCTGTAGAGTGTCCAAAAAAGTCATGAACAAACCTGAATACATCATTAGCTAAAAGGGGTTTCCCATTCTTGTCTTTAAAACTTGTTGGAGCTAACATTGGATTAGATGCTCTATCTGCATCGGTAATACCCTCAAAACCAAAGCCTTCCTCTGTTGAGAATATCCTCATGGTCTTGTTGTCTCTGAGGTCTGAAATCATATCAGAAGAGTTTTTATACTCTGTGTCACTCATCTCTAATGTATATCCATTAGCTATTATATCTTCATACTGAGCTATAGTTTCATCTATCAAAGCCTTATAGGATGCCTGTACTTCAGGGTCATTAGGATTTGACTCTTGCTTTTCGTATGCTTCTGATATTCTATTTGAACGCTCTTCGTCTAGCTTCGTTATTCTCTCACCCTTTGGCGTATCAATTCCAGTTCTCTCTTTAACTCTAGCTTCAATTTCTGTTGCTTCCTGTAAGGGCTCACTAAAGAGTCTGTTTCCTGCTGCAACTTCTGGGTTTGTTTTTTCATTTGTGTTTTCATTTGTATTTGCAATATTACGTTCTTTTTTTCTATCAACCTCAGGTTTCTCAACTAATGTTACATCACCTTGAAAGCTGCCTATCTTATTTCCATCAGCATCAATTGTTGTAAACTTTACCGAAGCACCTACTCCTGTATCTCCCTCTCTTATTTCATTTATTTCATAAGTAGCCGTCTCACCTTCTTGAAGGTTTAGTCTATCTTCAGGATTAATTTCATAATTAGTATCCGCTAATGCTACCTCTTCAGAAACGAATGAATCATTTCTTTGGTCCGTTGCTTTATCGCTTCTGTTGAACTTAAACTTGGTGACTTTCATTCCATCACGCTCTCTTACAGATTCCTGTTTAGTTGTAGTGAATACTCTACCCTTTGCATCTTCTTCTGTTTGAACAACAGTCTCATTATCCTGTAGGTTATCCTGTATTGGACTAGCTACTTGTTCCGTTTCGGTGGTCTCAAGTTCTGTGGTTTCTTGGATGGGTACTCCTGTTCCCACTCCTTGGCTATCTCCGGTTTGTTGGCGTGCATCCACGCCCTCTGTTTCTGGCTTTTGAACGGCATCTATTTTATCTTTTAATTGGTTAGCAACTTCTTCATCATTAGCAACCTTGCCATTGAACTTAAGCAACTGACTGGCGCTCATCTTACCAAGCTTCTTTAAAAAGTCTTGCTTGCTATAGCTCTTTCCGTCAATTACATACTGAGATAATCCAGCTCTTACATCACCAACCTCTACGCCTGGTGAAAATATAGCTTCTATCTTTGCTCTCTGGTTGTCTGGAGCTAATGTTTTATTTTCTAGAAGATATGCAATCTCTCCATTGATATCTTTTATTTTCTGACCGAACACCTCTCTACGATTAGTGTCGGCTGAATACTCTTCTTTGGCAGATAACAGTTCCATTAACCTAGCCTTAACTATTTTGTTCTTAGGTTTATTTTTACCACTTCCAAAGTCCAGCATATTATCTGCATCTTTAGATAAGCCTAAGTTTTTTTGTATACGCTGTCCTTGGTCTTCATTAATCTTACCAAGTTCAACCATGTTGTTTGTCCACGCTGATATTCTGGTGTCTGATTCTTTCTCGTTTACAAGGTAGTTTATATCTGTAAGCTTAGAAGCAAGCTCTATGTTAGACATATTACGTGCATCTATTAGCTTGTTAACCACCATCATACTGGAGTTGTTTCCAAAGCCACCGATACCCTCAGCGGCAATCTCTTTGAAATCTAATTCATCACCGACTGCAACTTGAGCAGCTGCTTCACCGGCCATTTCTCCAATAGGGTCAAGCACAAAACGCTCTGCTAATTGCGATGCAATCTTTTTAGTTCGAGTTGCAACTTTCCCTACCTTAAAAATTCTACCTGCTAAACCTGCAGTAAGATAATCAACCATTGCTATTGGGATGCCACGCTTTAAACCACGCTCTTTTGCTAGTGCCCAGACATCTTCATCTTGCATAGCTAGCTCAACGTCCTTAGCATTAAGAACATCATACCCCTCAGCTTCCATAGCTGCAAAATATTCATTAGTATATTCCATCGCTAAAGCTGTTAAAGCAAACCCTGCCTTTAATCCTTTTGTTCCACCAGCAATTGCACCACCAGTTGTAGTTAATACACCACCAGGCCCTGTAACAAAACCAGTTGCTCCGAGTCCAGCTCCTATACCTGCTGATGTAGCTGTTGTGCCTGTAACTATTTCCATTCCATAAGGAGCCATCATACCTATAGAGTTAGCCGCAAACGCAAGTGCTGTTTCTGCTGGGTTACGTAAAAACGCATCCATACTCTCTCTAAATCCTTCAGCTCTGTTCCATCTGGACAGTGCTTTTGAGTCTTTTTTATCTCTATTCTTAGTCTTAAGAGCTACTATCATTTCAGCAGCTTTCTTTCTATCCTCTTCATTGTCAAGGTCTAATGATTGAAAATCAAAAGCCAACCCTGTAGATAACTGAAGTATTATTTCAGAGGCATTACCGTCATTTAAACCTTTTCTTAATTCAGAATATACTGCAGATGCGCCTTCTTCAAACTCATCCATGATGGTTTTATCATACTTGGAGCTATAAAAAGTTTTAGCTGCCTCATAAATATTTGCAGCGTGTTGCTTCTCTGCATTTAAAGATACTTTCTGAACTTTAAACTTATCTAATATCTGTGCCTCTTCTTCTGTTTTAGCTTCTATATCTGTAAGGTCTTCTAGCCTAACACCAAAGGTTTGTAATGACTGTACCTGTAAAGCATCTTCAAAAGCCATAGCCTCATAGTTGGCACGTGATGCATCCTTAGCTATAGCTGAATATTTTTTTTGTAATGTTAAATCATACTTTTCTCTTAAGGCAATCAACTCTTCTGTATTAACCTCATCGTATAACTCATTCTCTCTTTTAGACAACTCTTTTATTACCTCTCTAAAATCATCACGAAGCTGTCCGTTTACATAAAGGCTTCCAAATTTTTTCTGCTCTTCTTCAGACAGCTGGTCTAGTCTTCTCTCAAGACCTTTTGCTTTTAAATCTTGGCCGCTGAAAGTTATCCCCATTTCATTTTCTATAAAATCAACCTCATCTCTTACCTTTAGATACTCATCGTATTTTTCTTTCTCAGATTTAAAGTTTAATCCTACCTCGCTATATATTTTTTTCCCTACAGCGTCTGTAGAGTGCGTATCTTTCCATGCACCCTCTGCAAATCTCTGTGCCTCTTCCTCTGTATCAAACTGAAAAACCTCACCTCTTTCTTCAGCTACTTTTTTTGCTTCTTGAAAATCTAACTGCATCCAGTCACCAGAAGATGAGCCATACCATTCAGGGTTTTTAGGGAATAAGGTAGGTATAGCATAATGTTTACCATCCTCTTCGTAAGATGTCATTAGCACAGTTGATGTAGTACCATTAGGATTTATTCTACCTATTCTACGAAGGTCTTGAGCTTTTGCAGACTGCCCTTCAAAGTCTAAAAGTTCATTTGTTTCAAACTCCTCAAGAGCATGTTGCGATAAAAAGTTTTTTAATTTTTGAGATTCTAATATCTCTGTAGATGTTGTGAATGGGTCTAGGTCGATATCTATGGTTTGTGTCCCATCAAAGTTTGTTACAAGTACACCATCTCCCATTCCGCTTTCTTCAAAAGTAAATCCATACTTCTGAAATTTTTGTTTTAATAAAGGAATTACATCTTGATTCTCTTGCCCAATAAGGTCAGCATTTATAGCAGCTAAATCGTTTTGAAACCCTTCGCTTTGCGTTAACAAAGCTTGGTTTATTTTTGCTTGCTCTAGCGCAGCCTCTTGGTCTAGCTTTTCTTGTTTTAAAAAAGCGTCCATTTCCTGCTGACGAATCTCCTCAGTTGTTCTAGTCTCTGCATTTATATCAGCAAGAACTTGTGCCATATCCACAGGCTCACCTTGAAGTTTTGGAGATTGTATTGGTGGGTTTTTTAGAGTTGCCTCCCTAGGCATACGTGTGTTGTCTTGAACCTTTAGCAGTAGCTCTTCTCTAAAATCAGGTTTTTCTTTTTTTGTATAGTCATCAATATTGAACTGCTCCAATAAACCATCGTCCAAAGTGGATTCCGAAGTGTCTTTTTTTTTTACTGTCTTCGGTGGCTGTGCACCAATAAGAACAGCATAGTCTTCTTTAGATTTTCTATACCCTTGGTCTACAAATAAACCAAACATATCATTCAATGCGTTATCGTTATTAGCCATAAGCTTTTTAAAATCATCGATAGTACCATTGTACCCTTCTTGCTGAAACAATTCAAAAGAATCTATAAGTGCTTGTTCGTTCATTTATTATTGATTATAATTAGCGCCTGCTCCATTTGGATTTGTTGTCCTTGTATTACCACTACCTGTGTTACCTGTTTGTCTATTCCTTCTAGAAACGGACCGATTGGATAGCGTTTTTCTGTTTACACCTTTTGTTAGAGACATTCTCTTTAAATCCTCCTCAGTGTTTGAATTGTTTAAAATAAAGTCTTTAATTAGTTTGGCATAATTTGATTTAGTTATATCAACCTCAAGTGATTTACCACCATCTTTCTTAATCGTAACAAGTCTATCTGTATTGTCTCCTACACCATAAGTTTCTTCTATTGAAAATCCTGAAGGTATGTTAGCTTTAAAGTTTTTTACCATTTCTCCATTAGCATCCTTGATAGGTTCTCCTTTTTTTGTAGCATAGCTCCTTCTACTTCCGTCTATTTGTGTGTCAAGATAATCTGAGTAAGCATCTTGAATGGATTGTTTTGTAGACTCACCTTCACGTGCTGCAAACACATCAGTTAAAACATCTTCACCAAACTGGCCTTTTAATGGGTTTCCTTCATTATCAACTCGCCTTCCTCCACTTCTATCTAATACTTCTGTTACATCATCTACACCATGTATCTCGTTTCCAAGTCTCGACCACTCCTCAATAGTAATATTTTGTGGGTCATACTGAATAACTCTATTCTTTGATTTGTCTTTGTAAATAAACTCTATCTCTCCAGGAACAGTTAAATCAATGTCTCTTAAACTTGAGTCCTTAGATTTTTGTGAACCTAATAAATTTTCTAGAGCTGTTTGTTTTTCTGCTGCGGTTTTTTCGTAGTATAAATCATTCCAAGAACTAATAGCGTTTTCCTCTGATTTTTTCTTTTCAGATTGCTTTATAGAAGCAGCTGATGGCTGCTGTGGCTTTGGCTCGTTATAAGTATCAATAGTTTTTTCTCTATCTATCTTATTTCTAAAATTTGTTTGAACACTTTCAAAAGCTAACTTTTTTTGGTCCTCACTAAGAACTGGCTCTATTCTACCACTACCATCATCTTTAATTAAAATCTTGTTAGGGTCTTTTTTAGCCTCTGCCTCATCAAAAGTTGGTTCAAAGTTCTTCCCTGTTTTTGGATTTACCCCAACACTGTTTGTGAGAACAGATAATGCGTTTAAAGGGTTAGACTCTAAGTAGCTATTAATCATATCCGTTTCCATAGCCTTAAAACTATCTACAGCCTTTTGACCTTTAGGACCTAATGTCCCACGTATAGTTGGGTCTAGTAATTTAGTTACAGTACCTGCATAGTTTGAACCTCCAGCATTTTTTACACTATCTATAAATGTACCTAACCTCTCGGCCTCCATAGTCATAGTGGCTGACACGTCAAACTTATCATACTTTTCTTTGTATCTGTTACGAAGCTGGTTTACAGTCATAAAGTCATTAGGGTTTTTACTCATGACTCTTGTGCCTCCAGGGCCATCGACTAGCTTACCGACACTTACGCTTCCATCTTCGGAGTTTATATAGGACTGCGCATTCTTAAGATTAGATAAGCCTTCTATATTCTCCATCAACCAAGCCTCTAAGTTTTGGCTTTCTCCTGCCTTAAATCTTTTCATTTTTTCTGTGTACTCAGCTTGATATTCTTCAGATAAACCAAACAATTGTTTAGTTCCGTCAGTTAAATTCTGACGAGCTACAGTGTAGTCTCTATCTTTCATTACACCACTTTTCAGAAGTCTATCTTGAATAAGACGCATACGTGAAGCATCTGCAGCATGGTTTAGCGCAAATGCATTTGCTGTTTTAAAATCTCCAGATGGAGCATTATTAAGTGTTTCTTGGTATTCTTTAGTAGACTTATCAAAAGCATCTCGCTTAGCCTGCCTTGCAGCGCCAGCATCTAATAATGTTTGAGATAAATTTGCGCCTACCTCCTGCCAGTTAACACCAGCTGCGTTTTCTCTTTGTACGTATCCGTAGTAAGTCATTTAACTATTGTTTTATTAAAAGCCCATCTGCTGCTTAAGCATCCTTCTTTGTTCTGGAGTCATCTGCATTAGCTGGTCCATAAATTCTGCTCCTTGCAAACCTCCTAGTTGTTGGAAATCAAGATTAGAAAATTCACCTTGTCCTAGACCTCCAAGCTGACCTATATTTCCGAACTGTGAAAACTGGTCACCAGTAAAAGATAACCCACCTACAGCCTGTTGAAATTTTTGATTCATCATTGGCTTTAAGTTCTGTCTGTACTCCCTATTTGTTTTAGGACCTTGCCCAGCAAAAGCACCAGTCCCTGCTAAGTAGTCTGCTTTCTGGCCTTTAGCAAACTCTCGCTGCATACCTATTACATCTTTAGCTTCTGCACTCTTTCCATACGTCTTTACCATCCCAAGACCTTGCTGTAAAACATTACCAACACCTTGAAAACCTTGCATTTTTAATTGGTTAGCTGCTTGTGATGCTTCAGCTGAAGCCTGCTGTGCACCGGCTACATCACCTAGTTTTAGTTGCATTTTAATATCACTCTTACGAGTTTCTTCATCAGCAACAAGTTTATCTAGCTCGTCTAATTTCTGCCCTTGGTCAGCTCTTATTGCGCCAGAGGACTGAACTGTTCCTTCCTGAACTCTTTGAGAACCTGCTAAAACGCCACGCTGGTCACCCTCTCTTAAGGCTTCCATTTCTGTTTTTATCTGAGCACCCAAAGTAGCTTGCGTTTGCTCATATATCGTTTGGTCCAAAGACAAAGCTTTATATTCGTTTTTTGTAAGCTCTTTCTCTACCTCAGCCATCGCCATTGCAGCTTTTCTATCAGCATCTTGCTGTTTTCTTTTTTGTTTACCGGCATTTATAAAGCTCATTGCGGTTGTCCCTACAGATATTGCTAAGCCTGCTATTGCTCCTGACATAATAATTTTTTATTTAATATAACATGCTCAGGTAGTTCTTTATAATCTTCTGTATAAACCTCTGCCTCAGCGTCTTTTATTGTTTTAGCGTCTGTTCTATAAACACAAACCCAAGTTGTATCTTCATGTGTATAAGCAACTCGCTGTGTTCCTATCTCAGTCATTACTTTCATTGGCGCTTTTATTCTTTTCACTTCACCTGTGTCTAGTAAAACTGACATCTCTCCTTTTAAAAAAAAAGAAGGATGATTCTGTTTATGAATAAAGCTAACAACTAGTGTGCCCTTAGGCATAAATATTTCTCTAGTATATAACCCATCTTTTAAATGATGATTCACAGGCATCATCTTCTCCATTTCTGGCGTATGATGTTTTACTGTACCTTCGTGAGCTATAAGTTTTTCTTTAAATTCATTAATATTCTCCCAAAGAAGTCCCCTGTTTTGGTGGACGTAATCTAATATTTCCTCAGGCTTATTTTTTTTTCTTTTAAATATACTTAATATACCCATAACTTTTACAAAGATATGAATTTTAAGGGAAACTTTTGAATGCCTGACTTTTTACAGCAAACAACTCAGTAGGTGAGGTAGAATCATTAGTAAGTGTAAACTCACAGAAATGTCCTAACACCCCTTGAGACTCTGCAATAGAGTTTTTAATAAAGAAAAAATACTCATTTAGCCCTGGTATAGGAACACTACCTAATACTGAAGTGTCTATAGTTACTATGGAAGTTCCATCGTTTTGCTTTAACACAGAGACAACTTCCCCTGCTAAATTAGGAACATAATTACCCTGAAGGTTTGCAATACCAAAGTAAAATAAATCTCCGTTTGATAAAATCGTACCAACACTAGATGGAGGTATAAATGTAATGGTTGCTCCAGTACCTGCAATTACAACGTTATCACTAACCCCTATACCTGTTAGTGAGCGTAAAGGAAGCTGAGGTGTATTGTCAGGTAACTCTGTGTTGTTTCTTATAAACGCAAACCAATCAGATTCCTTCTGCACAAAATAAGTTGAGTCTATAAATCCAGTTGTTTGCAGGTCAGTAATAAAAGTACCACTCCATGCGTCATCCCCTTCTAGAGCAATTGTTTTAAACTTTTTGTTATCTAAAGCCGATTCATTAAAAACACTAGTTATTTTAGACTCGCCTTGTATTCCGTAAAAATTATTTCTTGGAACACTTGCGTCATTGTGCTGGTATAAATCCCCACCCTTAAAGGTGTATAGAAACTGATTCATACCCTTTATAAATTCTGGGTAATAGGAATAAAAAGAAGGCCACCCCTGTGCTGAACCGCTATATGTTAATGTGTAGTTATCCATGTTTTTGTTTTTTAAGTTGGTGGTGCGCAAGTTGTTATAGCGCTTACAACACCATTAGCGTCTACTGTCATAATGAACGGACCTGATATTCCATTGACTGTATAATTTCCTGCTGTTAATGGAGTAGTTGCAAACTGGTCACTAAAGACAAAGTTATGAACCCTAGGGTCAAACTGAGGAGGATTAATTGTTCCTGCTCTATCATTATAATTGTAATTATAATATATTGTCTGTGTTACTGGCTGACAGACAGTACTTGCGCCTTGATTTGCGCTGGCCTGAACACTTGGTAGTTGCCCTGGACAAGCTAAAGATAAGTCTAAATTCCAAGATGTTCCACAAGGACCATATACATCTATCGTCATTTGATTATTACCACTAACTGGTAAAGCAGGTTTTGGAATAACCATAGCGCAATACCCTGGTGATGTACCTGTTGTTGGTTGTAATTGACTAGCAACAACAGTATAGTTTCGTGTACCAGTTACAAGAAACTGTTGTGATACTGGGTCGTAAGTGCTAAGCACGTTAGCTGGAGGTGAGTTGTAAGGGCTGTTTGGAACAAGAGTATTAAAACATCCATCTGTACTTAATCCAACGTAAGTAACTAATCCTGTTGGTGCAGCTTTATATCCATCTACAGGAGAGGATAATTCATTATAAGTGCTATTATCAAAAGTAACTAATATACCATCTGGGACATTTTGAGGCCAAAAGTAAACAACCATAGCACCAACATCTGCCGCTGTAGACCCTGTGTCAACATCTAATGTAAAAGACCCTGTTCCTCCACCTGCGTTCAAAGTACCTCCACATGGAAGCCCTGCTGGAGTACACGTCCCTGTGGATATAACAATACCATACTGTATCTCAATATATGTACTGTCTGCTAATATTACAAACTGACTAGTTGCTGTATCGTTAATTTTTGTACCAGCACCGTCATCTAGAAATACATAGTTCCCAATCCCTGGGGTAGTAAGTGTCTCAGGTACAAAGACAGTTGGTTGAATTGATGTAACGGTTGCATTTTGTGCAAAATAATAAGTTACTGTGGCATCAGCGCATGTGTCATCTGTCTGAACTGGAGACCCTAAAAAACTATCTAGCTGAATAGGACAGTCTGTTTGAAAAGAAAAAAATGTTCCTTGTATCGGCCCAAAAAAATCAACATTGATTTGGCTAACGCTAGCTGAGTTTTTAGGAAAAACCTGAGTATAAACTCTAGTTCCCCCACCCCTTAAGTCTATCTGATTTGCGTTAACTGTAATCGGTTGAATATTTCCAGTATCAAGGTATGTTCCATTAGACTGTATCGTATATATTGGAAGTGCTGAAGTGCTTACAGGCGTGTTGTCAGGTGAACCATAATAAGTTGGCTGTCCTAATGGAGTATTTAATCCAACAGGCCCTTGGTTGTTACCTATATATGTAAGCTGATTATATGTCTGTCCATTATATGTACTTAATATTCCATCAGGAATTGTGTTTCCAACAATAGAGTAAATCACTACCGCACCTACATCTGTACCACCACTAATCTGACCCAAGAAAGTTCCCCTAATATTAGAAGACTCACCACCCACCTGGCCACAAGGTAAAGCACATTGTGGGCATGTTTGTGCAGGTAATAAAACGCAATTAAGTAACTCACGAACTATTATACCATTTGAATAAAGTCCATCTGCCGCACAGACATTCATATCCTCATCAGCAAAGATTGCCGTTGAAGTTGCCAAGTCTGGTCCGTTTAAATAATATGTTCCTGATACTGCCATTCTATTTATTTTTAAGTTGGGTCTGTTGGGTCTGTACAGTCACAGCAGACATCGTTTAAGTCTGATGTTCCGTAGCATAAAACTTCTTCTGTTGGTTGTCTATAATCGTATACTAAATACAACTGATTTCCTGTTGTTGCCATTGTATAGTCTCCAGTGTATTGGCCTGGTGCAAGAGTAACATCTAATGGTAGAGGTGAGCCTGCGGCAGAAATTAAAGAAAGTATACCGGCTGGTGTGGCTGGGTATTGAACATTAGTTCGTAGAGCATAAAACTCATTTTGAGTTGGCTCAAAAACAAAACTATCTGTAGTTCTTTTGTTGCAAATAACTTGAACCGATGCGTTATCAGCTGGTATAACTCCTGCGCCTTGCGGAGCAGTAACAGCTTCAAACTGGCTGATAATAATAAAATCAGTTCCATCAATAAATGTTACTTGCTCAGAATGCAATGGAGATAAATATGTTCCGTCCACCCATCTGTACTCGTTGTGTATTGTCTCGCCAACGTCAGTTGAGTTTGTTATGCACACCTGAGTTACAGTAATAACCTCAGCAACAGGGCACTTAATAGTAATCTGTATAGTAGCTCCTGCTTTTCCTGTTAATACAACCTGAGCCTCTGATTCACTAACAAGGTTTTTATCAAAGGTAAAACCGCTATTTCCATCGGCAATAACAGTTGTTGGTACAACAGCTACCCCATTGTACGTAATCTCTAAACTGCTTCCTGATGAATCACTTGCCAGAATTGCTATGTCTGTGCTTCCTACTAACAACCCTAGGTCTATACAATACTCAATGGTTTTATCCTCTGGGAAAGTAAAAGTCCTTTCAATTCCGCAGGCAATACAAGATTCTTCAGATGGTAGCTCCTCGTCATTTATACTTAAAACATACTCATTCATGTATGGGTCATACCCACCAATCTTTTGAGTGTTTAGACCAGAGATAAATCTATCTCTAAACCAAGACCTCATTCCAGATTCAGAAATAACTGTGAGCTGTTCGTTTTGTCCTGCACCTCCTGTAAGCATAATTACTGCGCCTCGTTTAGCGTCAGTAAAATATTTATTATAACCCCAAGAACAAAAACTTTCTGGGTTTCTTGAAATACCATATTCTTCTATTCTAGCTATCTGAGTTCCTAAAACCTCAGGCACAGAAGCTATCTGTCCTCCACCTGCTGAATCGCTTAATAGGTTTTTACCAGCTAATACATAGGATATTTTATCCTCCTGTAATACTAGTATATCGGTTTCTCTTCCATGAAGTTTTTCAATTGGGCCATATATATCTTCACAAGGTTTGAAGTTTAATAATCCTAAGTTAAATTCGTTTAGCTTGTTTACATTACTTTCGTTATTATAAACACCGCTATATGTTAAATCAGCAAAGCGATGTGCTTGCTTGAATTCTAATTCAGATGTGGAGGTTGTTCTTTCTCCTAACGAAAATTCTTTTCCTACAATTGAATCTCTTATTCTATAACTTTCAACGCCATTGCCAAAAGTAAAACAGTTAAAGAAATCTGTTAACACAATAGCAGACTGAGACCCTGTTTGGTTTTGTATATTGCCCTCATGTCTACCGGTTGTTTTATCTATATTGTATACATCTGCAGATTCATACCATAAATCTGGAGTAGCATCTGTTGGCTCTGTTTCAAAAACTATAGTATTTTCAGCTCTAAAAACTTCTATATTTGCGTAAATTTTTGCTCTCCTACTATTAGAATGCTTAGAACCTCTACATGAGTTTGTGCCTATTAATCCTAGAGAAAGCAAATTGTTATTCGCTGCTCTTAAAAACTGGTATTGGTACACACACCTATCCTGTGGCATTGCTCCTAAAGCATCACTAGTACTAGCTCCTGTTTGTATAGCAGGATTGTAGTAATTCTGAAAGTATGGTGGTGGACAGTCAGGACCATTAGAAACATTAACCGCTCCATTATCTAATCTAGACTGTATATTATCTCCATCAAACCACTCTTTAAAGTTATCATAATCTTGTGATGATGTTAGTTTTAAATCTAATTCATACGTTCTTCCATCACATCCACCGCTAGACCTTCCAGCTCTTCTAAATGTAATTCTCATACGTATCCTTGAACCAGCAGGGATTGTGTAATCTATATACTGACCTGGATTGTTAGGGTCTTCTATACCGCATGGATACGCAAGCCTTGGATGACTGTTTCCACTCCTTTGAGATGCACTTCTTTGTCCGTATAACACAGAAGGGAGGTCACCTGCTTCTACCTGAAAATCATTTGGAATAATTTTCATGTATGTTCCGGCTGGGACTGTAACAGAATTTCCCTCTCCATCTGACACGTCTATAAAGTCTTCAATCTTAGCTTCTTTCTGTAGAACAGTGGCGTATTGACAACGACTGGTAGGTCCATCTGTGTCTGCTTTTACCCTAAGCCTATCTCCCTCTTCAACCTTTCTTGCATTCTCTCCTTCTAATAAAAAGTAAGTAGAAGAGGTTGATAGCTCATCAAAAAATATGTTTGAAAAAATTGTGTTATAATCCTCAAAATCTGGCTTTATAACCAATTTATATCTATCAGCCCATGCAGGTGCTAATTGAGAAGGTGGTATTACTACCTGTATTTCGTTTTGGGAAGTAGACGCAGAACACCCAACATGTATTGAATTGTTTGGGCTTACGAGAGCTGTAGAAGAGCGACCAAACTCATCCATATAAACAATACCCAATTCATAGTCTCTATCACTGTGAAGACTTTTAGGATTTCCTATACCAAGGTAGGTTAATTCAGCAAATGAAACACTATAATACTCATAAACAGTTTGAGTGGGTGTAGCTAAATCATCTACATAAGCCATCGCTGGAACAACAAAACCTATTTCTTGACTACCTGGACTTGAGATTATTTGTATTGGCTGACCAGCGCCAGTTATGCCGCTTTCAAATTTTGAAAAATTATCTAAGTTTGCCAGCAGTAAACAGTTCCATTCATCCGTTACAGTTGTTCCATCACAGGAAGTTTCATTCCCTGGAACTGGGTCATATACAGGAAGGATGCTTGCTGCTGTACCTATAGTCTCTACAAACGCAGGGTCTGTTGATAACTCATAAACACTATTAAAATCTTGAGAAAGAAGGAAAGTAAATTCAAGTGTTATAAGCGGTGATGTCTCAGTAGGGAAAGGCTGTTGTCCTGTAAAACCAAAATGGTTATATCTTATTTCAAAATTTAAAGAAGCGCCATTAACTAATTCTACATCCGTAAAGTCATAGAAGACTGCAGCATTTGTTACGTTATTGCTAGTATCTATAGTATAGTTAAAACTATCAGTTCTATCAGGTATTTGATTTTCAGATATAACCTCTGATATAAGCTCGCAGTAATATTCTAAACGTATTGGATTCGTGTTTAAATCCAATAAGTCATATCCATCAACATAGTTACCATAAATTAATCTATTGCCCATTACGGTTTGAGCCTGAGCCTTTAAAGGCACGTTGTCAAACAATCTAGTTAACTGAGTAGGACTAATTACAGTGAATATTTTACTGTTGTTAAAATTTAAAGTATACTCTGTATTGTCTGCATATCCAAGATTTTCTTTATTAAATATCTCTATAGACTTAATTACACTCGATGTGGTTTCTGCGAAAACAACCTCAATGGATTTTACTAAAGGTCCTCCACTGTTGTATGTAACCCTAACATTGTTAAAGGCATTAGTCATTCCTTCATTTAAACCTGAGTCTATAGCGTAATCAAATCCCTTAGGAATAAAAGCTGGCTCTGTAAACTGTGATAAAGCTGACCTCTCCCCATCCTCATATATATATCTGTAAGAAAAAGTCAAGAATCTTTCTTCTATAAAGTTCTCTTCACCAGACAGGTTGGTTAACTCAAATGATGGAGCTGCAACAGGTGGTTTTTTAATAACCAAAAGTTGTTCTTCTAAATCAGGTGAGTTTGAGTCATAGTTTCTTTTAATATTTATAAACCTAGGTTGGTTATAGTTGTCAGTCCAAAATAATAAATCCTCAACCCTATTTACACCTGTTATTAAAAAGTCCTCGTTAAAATTTAATACTGTCTCTAGAGCACCTGCTGTAATAACGTGATACGTTAGTAGGTTTAATTGAACGTTGTATGACACAACCATGTCTACTATTCCAACGAGATTTGCTGGGTCATGAACAAACCAATATAATGTTTCTCTCTGGCCATCTTCATAAGCACCAATACATTTAGCTTGGTCACTTAAAGGAACTCCATTATAGCTCAAAGATGTTAACTGCTTGTTTCCTCTTGTATTCTCAAGAGAACCAACCTCAGATTCTTCAGTAGAGCCTAGCCTAACATTCATAGCATCAACATACTCACCATTAGGAATCAAGCGTTCATCAACGCTTTTGTTCATTCGACCTGCGATAAAATTTCTAGTAGTTTCTGCCATGCTTACTTAATCCACTTATCCATACCTCTGATGTTTTGAATCAAACGACCAGGATGTATATTACTAATTCTAAGCTTAGCGTTTCTTAGTAACGCAGAGCTTCTTTTTCTTGCTCTTGCAACAACATATTCTTGTACACCAAACTTAGCATTCAATATAGCGTATTGAACATAAGCGTAAACATATTCCTCAAATAGTTTATTAACACTTATTTGTGAATCATCACCACCTTCCATTCCATCAGAAACATATTCTAATATACACAACTCACCTGCCATATCAGAACTGAAGTTAATAACCCCAGCCTTTTTATTTATTTTAAACGTAGGATTAAAGTTTGCGGTTTCAGTATTTAATCCATACTGAGCACCTATACCATAATCAAAATACCAATCTCCATCTACACAATACCCCTCTCTGTCGTTGTATGGGCTTTGCTCGTTGAGGTAAATACTTTTTTTAGTACCTTCTATCCTTTGCATGTCGATAGTTGACGTAGAGGGCTTTAAAATGTTTCCATCATGGTCAAACAGTATTCTACAATTGTTGTCTTGAAGATATGCGTCACTCCAGTTTGTTTGAATGTTTTCTGTAAGCGGTCTAAGAACACCATCTTTATATAAAGATATTCTTACCCAGTTTACATAATCTAAAGGAAGTACATATCTTAATGTGTCACATACATCCAGCTCTAATATTTTTAATTCCTTAAATGCATCATAGTTTAATTCTTGAACAGCTCGTTTTGCGTGAAATAAAATCTTATATCTTTCCTCGTTGTTAACTAAGCTATGGTTTCCTGCATACATTAACATAAAGTTGTTGACTATGTCATACAAGCTTACGTATTGATACGACCCCCAGTTAGCATCCTCAGGAGCATTTCCATTGTTCTCGTAATATTGATATTCTGTTAAGTATGCCATTATTTTTCATTTTGTGTTTCTCTCATCTCCATCGACTGGCCAAACTGTATTGCCGATACCTCTCTAATTGACATACCTGCGTATTGTAATATCTTATTTACTAATGTAGGTTCGTCTTCAAGAGGTATTTCAAAGTCTTGATAAAGAGCATCTGATTGGTTAAAAGAAGGTTCTCCTCCAACTAACTGAGCGTAAGTCCACTTAGGGTCTTTAGGGTATCTAATATACTGACATAGAATTCTACCGGCTGATGTTAATCCAGAGTTTATTACACCTGCTCCCCACTGAAAGTTTTGAGGGTATATCTGTATAACTTCTCCATTCTGAGAATAAGCCGGAAATAACTCCGTAGGCTTGGTTAGATTAGACATGTTAAGCTGTGTGATTTTTTTATTTGTCACTTTCTCACATTCATTCACACCCTGCATAGTCGTAAGAATTGTATACTCAGCTCCTGCATTTGGAAAAATATTACTATCTAATGTCAAGGTGTCGGTAGCCGATGGGCTTAAATACCTAACATTAGCTGTATCTCCAGTGTCTAAATTTACAACAACATCACCTGGCTGAACTCCTAACGCAAAAAAGTTTTTAGTGTTATCAACCAACTCTTGAGTAAATGATAATGTATTAGTACTATTATCAACTAAGTATCTTGTTAGTAGTAAAACTTTATTTATTAAATAATAGTCAGAGCCTGTGGTAGCTGTTGTAGGTGCACTGTAAGTAGATGTTGCGGATGGAGAAACAATAACCTCACTAGCGCCATTAAGATATACTGGAACAAGAAACTCTTGCTCTGAAAATATCTCTATAGCGTCTTGATATATTTGTTTTATATCTGCCAATCCAACTCCTGATTGCCGAGCATTCTCTTTAGTAACTTGATAATTATATTGATAGAAATAATCTTCAAAAATATCTAGCTGAGCTTGCTTGGCATATAAATTAAAATCACTAGGAGTTATGTACCCATAGTTATTTTTATTAAGAACTGACAGTACAGTTTCTCGTACTGAATTTATTATGCTCATCTGTTAATTTATTTAATACAAAGATAAGTAAAAAAAAAGAGGATGCATTTCTGCAGCCTCTTCTTGATTGGTTGGAGTAATCAGCTCCTTTATTATTATGAACACTTCTATTGCAAATGTAATAATTATTTTTTATTATCCAAGTTTTTTTCAAGAAACCTTAATATTTCAATACCTTCATCAGATTGAAGATACCCTGCTACTACGTAGAATGGGTCTTCTCCAAAAGGAATGTTTACCATTCTCTTTTTATTCTTGTCTGTATTAAAGTATACATCCTTCTTGTTGTTTTTAAATATTAATACCTTATGAGCAAAAAACTCTTGAACTTTAGAATTTAATTTTAACCCAGGGTCTTTTACAGCTCGCAAGAAAAAATCTGGTTCTTGCTCTGCGTATATTAATATATCTCTTCTTAATTCAGAAGAGGTGGTTCTAGAAACATCTGTATTAAATAAAACTCTAGCTAAAGCTTCTACTTGCTCAATGTCTAATTGACGAGCCTCTATAAGAGCATCTACTCTAGCATTCAAAACATCCATTTCTTTCTGAGCATCTTTCTCAGTATTAACCTCAACAAACTTATTTCCATTCATTGGGTGATAGTGTAAGAACTCTTGAAGGGTTGGATTTGTTCTTGGTACAGATAAAAATCCATCTTCAAAAACAATTGGCTCTACAATAGCATTACCATCCTGCTCATCTTCAAATGGGCTTTTTTGGTTTCTTGCATATCGTAAGGCTCTGTTAGTTCCTGTACTTTCATCAAAGTACATTAAAGGATATCTGTTTGAGTTTCTAGTTGGCAGCATAAAAGAAAGTGGCGCTGCGTCTTTGGTAAGTTTATAGGTCTTATTGACCAATACATTTTTTTTCATTTGATTATAATTTAGATTTAATAAAAGTAATAACTACCCTCGTCACAATAACAAGGGTAGTAATTACATATTTAATTTATGATTGGAAAATCACAAAGTTATTTGCACCCATAGTACATACACATCTTTCAGATAGGAAGTTTACTTCCATCGCATCTAAATCAGATGTTGCTGCACCACCAGCTGAACCTGTAATCCAAGTCTTGTACTTTCTGTCTTCAGTTTCAGAAGCTCTGTAACGTACATGTAAGAAAGGACGCTTAGCATTCTTTCCAAGGATTTGGTCATAAACAGTTGTAGAACCTGCTGGCACTAACAATCCATTTACAGCTCCAGTTCCAGTTAAACCACCACGCATAGTTGGGTCGTTTAAGTATTTCCAGTCAGACTTATAGAAGTCATAACCTCTACGGAATCCAGTGAATCCAAGGTTTAATGCCATCTCTTGGTCGTTATCAAACAAACCATAAGAAGTACCATTAGCACCTACTTGAGCAGAACCGTTAAGCTCAGCTAACATGTCATCAATGTCAAATCCAAACTGTCTGTTTAAGAAAAGTACGTTTTCTTCAATCGCACCTTGCTTATCTAAACGAGAAATGATAGTATCGAAATCTGCTAGTGCAGTTGGGTTACCACCTGCCCATACATTTCCTCTATTTTCTACTGCATGGAATACACCCTCAGAACCTTTGTTTCCTACATCTCCACCTGCTGCAATTGCTCCAGAACCTGCTTCTGCTGGTACTGCTTCAATCATAGCTGTTTCTAGGTAGTCATCAAAACGTAAACGAGTTTCGTGCTCAGACTTCAAGTACCATAGGTATCCTGAAGCTCCGTTCTCAGTAGTCACTTCAATCCATCCGATTTGTGCCATATCAGAACCTGATACTGCATACTTATCTTTGATGATGATTGGAGAGTTGTCGAAGATTTCATCTTCAGCCTCTAAAGAACCTTGCATTCCATTGCTTCCTTTTTTGAATTCAGAACCATAGATAAAGATAGTTGCATCAGCATTACCTGCTCCTGTACCACCTGTATAACCTTGAGCATTGTAGAAAGCTACACTAATCTGGTTAGCGTTCAATCCTCCTGCAACACCTACTGCTGTTACAATTCCTTTGAATTCTCCTGAACCGTCATTGTTAGTAACAACTAAAGTTTGACCTACACGAATAGCAATAGTTCCAGCTGATAAGCCTGTTGCAGCTCGGTCTGGTACTAACGCATCGTTAATATCAAATGTTACGTTGTCTCCAGCAACTACTGCTCCTGTACCAACTTGTGTATATTTAGTGTGTAGTCTTCCTTGCTCTGCCCACTTTACTAAGTCTGAGTTACTTGGTAGCTCAGCTCCTACTAAACGTAAGAAAGAAGAAATAGTTCTGTTACCATAACGCTCAAATTCTTTTTCATACGTATCTGGTAAGTACTGATTCAAAAAGTTGAAATCAGTAATATAGTTTGTAGCCAACGGCACTTGTTGTGGTGCTGGCTGTAGCGCAAATCCTGGTCCTACCGGAGTAGTATTTGGGCCTAATAATTGTCCTGCCATTTTTTAATTTTTAAAATGTTGTTAATTTTTTCGTTTAATACTCTTAATTCTTAAACCCTTTCCTTCACTTGGATTGATTGCACGAAACTGAGTTCCTCCTTTAGAAGTAACTTCAGGAGCAGAACGTGTAGACATATTGATGTTTTTCATCTTTCTAGTTACATCGTCCGTTGCTGCTGCCTTGCCTTGCTCGTAAAAAAACCTTGCGAACTTGTCAGGGTTCATTGCTGCCGATAATGCTTTATGATACTCAGCTGCGTTTTTAACTAATCCGTCCTCATTCAAATGATTATTAATAAAATTAATAACGCTTGATTGAGACTTTCTAATTTCCTCCACAGAACCTCCTGGATTGTATAACAAATTAGCTTCATCAATACTGACCTTAAAACCTTTAAAGTCTTGATTTAGCACCTTGTCAGTTTCTTTTTCAAAGAAATCTACTTTCCTAGACTGCTCTTCTGACTGAGTCTTTGCATTCTCAACATATTGCTTGTACGCCTTGTAGTCTTCATTGTCCTCAGAAATACCAGTTGCGCTTGACTCAAGCGGCTGGTGATACATTTCTTTTTGTTCATTGAAAAACTTCTTAGCTTTTACAATTGCCTTTTTCTTTTTTAACTTAGCTCTTTTAATATCAGATTCATCATCAAGTTCTTCGTCATAGGAATAATCTTCCATTAACAACTCAACATCCTCTTTATCAATACCTTCTTCGGTAGCTAAAAGATACTCAGTTAAAATTTGGTCTTCATCTAAGGAATCGAAGTCTCTGTTTAATTTAACATAATCTTCAATGCCACGACCAGTTTTCTTTTTATACTCAAAATATGCCGACACATCTTCTGGTAATTTATCGTTGCTTTCTTTTTCTGCAAACAATTGGTCTACCGATGATATGTCTTTATCATATCTATTCTTAATAAAATTAAGAACTTCTTCTTCTTTTAGTTCAGCACCTTGCGTTTCCTCTGGAGCTTCGGTTTGCTCTACAGCTTCTGGCTGTGTCTGCTCTTCGTGTTGCTGTTCAACTTTTTCAATTAGAGTTTCCTCTACTTCTACTGCTGATTTTTCTTCAACAACACCTACTTCTTTTACTTTTATTTCCATTAGATTAAATTTTAGTACAAATATAGTACATTAAATAATTATAATTTATTTACTTTACCTAGGGTCGAACTCCGCTAAATCAAACCCATCTAAGCTATCTTCATTAGATTCAAAGCTTTGAGGTGGTAAGTTATTTTTCCTTTGATTAATCAGCTTTGATTGCTCTGTGTTCTGCTGACTAATACGCCCTGCCTTAGCTGTTTCTCTTTGAACCTCTCTTTGAGATAAAGCTTGCTCTGCCATACCCCTTAACTGTTGATTGTAATTAAACTCTTCAGCCATTAGTTGACTTTTTAGCTGAGCTTCATTCTTCATCTTCTCAATTTCAAAAGCTATCTCCGCTTGTTTAATTTGCATCTTAGCATTCATCTCTGCTTGAGATTTTTGCATTGCTGTTTGAGCTGCCATTTGTTGAGACTTCAACTGTGTGGCCGCCTGCATCTGTTGCTGAAGCATAGCGTTCTTTTCATCACGCTCTTGCTTCTGTTTACGCTTAACCTTTAGTAATTGATTGGCTAGTTTGATATTTTTTATTTCTCGGATATCAATAGCATCCTCTAAGTTTATATCACTTTTAGATAATGCCATTTGTATATTTTGTTCAAGCTGAGCTTTTTCCTCTTCATCAGGAGAAACTTCAATAAAAATACCAAAGTCATAAATATATAAATCAGATATATCGTTAAGTATACTTACGTTATACTTACCTATTTTATTTATAAAGTCTTCCTTAAAATCAGAGTATTCTAATATATCCGCTACTCTATACGTTAGAGCCTCTGCTAGTGTTCTGTAAATATATAAACTCCCTTGAAGTATATGTCTAGTTGCTGTGTTAGAGTTTAATGCAGCAAGCTTTTGTAATCCAACTAAAGAATTAGGGTCAGGTGTTGAACCATCCCTAGCTTCATTAAGGCCAGTTACAGTTCTAATCATATTAAGATAATGATTATAGTTTGTAATAAGCATCTGAGTTTTACTAGCTCCACTGTTTGAGGTTAGCTGTTGTATAGGAACTCTTGCTTGATTAAAATCTCCATCCTGAGTGTAGCTTCTACCTATTACAGAACCTGTCTGAAAGTACAATCTTAGCGCATCCTCTGGATTATATGCCGCACCTGTACCCAAGTCAACTTCGTTCAATCCGTCTGCATCAATAAAGACCCCATCCGGAACGACTCTAGCTATGACTTGTTGTAGTTTTAAGTGTGTAATCTGAATTAAATCAGCGAATGGAATCATTCTTCTTACTAACGATTCAATAACCCCTTTATACATTCTTGGTGCTACAGCCACATAGTTTGGCAACGCATGTTGTGAAGAAGACTGAGGGCGAACCATATTACTAGCGAGCTCCCACTTCAAAAGAATATCAGTACCCATCACCATTATTCCATCATACCAAACGTCAATAGTTTTAGAGACCTTCTCAAACTTCCCATCCTCCATCATTTCTGGCGGAGGGTTGAACTGGTCATCTTTCTCTATCATTTTTTTAGCTCCAGTATCTGTAACCTTTTTTTTATAAACCATCTTCTTTGTGGTCTTATAATTAAAATACATTAAGGTTACTGTGTCTCTATAAAAAATATCGTTTTGTTGATACTGTGCTGTGTTGTAATAATCATACCAGCTCTGACTATATTTAGATATTTTATCTAAATCATCGTTAGTTAAACTCTGGTCTATTTTAAGCAGCTCTGTAATTGGAACTACTTTAATTTCACCCCAATAAAAACAATCTTTAAAGTGTGGGTCTTCTGTATAGCTGTATACTATGTTTGCAGGGTCAACATACTTAACCTCAACTCCAGAACCTGGCAGGAATTCATGCTTTGCACAGCCTATCCCCAGTACAGTTAAGTCGTAGTCAATTCTTTTACGAGCGTCTACATAATGATTTTCTTCAAACATAGTATCAATAGCTTCCTCTTCAGCTATTTCTATAGCTGGCTTATAATTAAGCTGCATGTACAGTGTAAGTTCTTCGTCATTTTCAGGAAGAGAATCAGGGTCCATTGTAAATGGGTCTGCTCCTGTCATGTCTTTAATATCTAAGAGTATGTCTTTAGCAGCCATCTGGCCTTCAACCATATCTTGATACTTACTTCTTTTACCTTGGGATAGCGCATCTTGAGCATAAGCCTTTACTTTAAAAAGCCTGTCAGACATTCCGTTAACTACAATATCTACAAACTTAGGCAGTATAGGTACAGGAGTCCAATCTAAATTAAGATAAGATAAGTCTCCGTCTACAGCTAATTCGTTTTTGTATTTACCTACTGATTGTTCTCCTCTTGCATATAAACGTAATCTGTGAAAATCCCTCCATTGGTTATAGTAACGACAGCCATTTCCGTCTTTTCTAAACCACTCATACTGTATTGCCTGCCCTATCTGTAAGCCAAACTCATCAGTGGCTTTTTCGGCATCTGATACAAATTGACTAGGGAAGCCTGCAGATGAGATATTTACTTTAACTTCTTTCATCTATCTAATTAAATCGCTTGTTAATCCCTTATTGGTATACCTTGCAAAGTTAATGGAAATTTTTGAGCTTTTCTTTTCAGGTGTATATAAATGCTTCTGGCAAGCCATTATGGCTAATCCACTACTAATAGAGGCATCAAACCTTGTTCGGTTGCCTATATCAAACTTTGCCCAGTCTTCTAAGGTTCTAGTAAAAGGCATAGAACCCATAAGGTCAGAGTCTCTAAAAGTTCCCTCCATATCTAATCCTATATGCTTTTCGATATATGATTCTATTGCAGCTGCATGCGCCTGTTTTATATCCTCACTAGAGTTTGGTATACCTCCCAATTCTTTTTCTGTTCTTGACAGTTTATTAAAAATCTTATCAGGTCTATTCATACTAAAAGCCCTGTATCCTCTATTCTTAAAATGATACAAAAGCCTAGGTTTATTATTCTCAACAAGTATTGGCATTCCGTAAAAAACACAGGCCATCAACACCTCTTCAAAAAATATCTCAGCTGTTTGAGGTCTTGCTACATATTCTAAAAAGAATTCATTGCTGGGAGCTTCATCCATATTAAACTTAGTTAATCCATGAAGTGCACCATTAGAACCTCTACCTCCTACTGTTCCAGATATGTCATAGCTATCACAGCCAAAAGCACCAAGGTGTTCATTCCCTGGCATCTTTTTGCCATTTCTATTTATAACCATATTCTGTAGATTTTTGTTAGGTGTCCATGAGACTAAAAATCTTCCACGATTGTTAGGTGTCCATATAACCTTAGAGTCTTTTATTCCATCCTTCCAAGAAAACGAACCTCTAGTTAGGTGGTGTTCTTTTATAACGGAATCGTTATAATCAATCTGTTGATATATTTTTGTAAGATTAAATAAAGACTGTTTACTTTCATCCCTAAAGGCGTGTGATTCTGTTCTGGGAAACTGTCTATAAAATTCGTTCAAAGCATCAGGGTCGTTTTTTAAACTATCTACCTCTGCCTCCCAGTAATCTATAGCTCCGTTTTCAATAACCTCACCATCAATTCCAATTGTTTTTTCCTCAGGTTTTCTAAATACCGGCATCCCATATCTATCTATAAAACCTTCCATGTTCCATTCCATAGGTACGAAAAGTGAATATAATCCACTTTTGGTTTGACCATTTGAGTTTCGTTTAGTTAATGCTGAATCCTCATATAGTTTTTTAAAATTATCTCCACCCTTGTTTAATGCATTGGACGTAGAGCCCATCATACATTTGCCTATAATCTTACTTCCTAAACGCAAACAAGTTTTTGTAACTCTCCAGTTGTTTAAAATATTATTAGGTTTAATCCACTTACCACTTTCATCATGAACTAACAATAATAACTTCTCACCATCATAAGAGTTGTCATCTGTGTTCTTCCAATCTATAGTTGTGTCTAGTCCTAACAGCTCTTCCTTATCAGCATCATACATGTTCTTCTTTGTTATTTTAGAAGCAGGTATCCTAAACGCTAACTCTGTTTTAGGTTTATCCATACCATCTTGTATAGGCTTGAAGAAGAACGGCAATCTGTTTGCTATAGGAACAACTTTATCAGTAAACATTTTCTTAGCGTCTGCTCCTGTTTTAGATAGTATACCAACCCTTGAATCTTTTGCTAGAGTTCCTGTATTGACACTTTCTGAAGAGCCCATATAAGAAAATCCTGAACGTCTTATTTTTAGATAAGTCATTCCAAAACTTCTATTGTCAGCTTTGCATGCCTCCCAATACAAATAAAATATTCTATTAGCTTCTCTGTAATCTGGGTAACCAACATCTATAGATGTCCATTGCAAGTACATGTAGTGAGCTCCTGATATGTATGTAGGAACTCCATTATTCATGAACCAATATCCTAGCTCTCTATTGTCAAATTCATTCTCTATATAATCAACCCAGTTGTTTTTAAACTCACTAGGCATTTCATTCCATTGAAATATAGATTGAATTTTGGTGAGAGGTTTTGGGATATCTATTCTTTCCCAGTATTGCTCAGCTTTTTTATTTGAGCGTGAGTATGTTTTTTTTGGTTGTTTAGGTAAACCAATAATAAGACCTTGTATGTTTATTATATCCCCAAGCTCGCCGCTTCTAGATATACAAACAAAGTCGTATTTCTTGTTATACCCATACTCCCAGCTTTTTTTATTATTCTTATTGGTAAGTACGGATTTAGGTACATAATCTTGTACCACTTTATACATGTCGTTATTTTGACCTACGTTCTGCAAACCCTTGTTTTGTATCTACTTTGTTATTACTTTCTGCTAGAGATAAAGCTTCTTTCTCTGCCTCTATTCTACTTAGTATTTCAAACGCATCAAATATCGCAAGCTTCTTAGTAGCTGCTGCATTCTTAAGTCTATCTGCAGCCAAATCATCTTGAGGGTCTGGCTTGATAATATCTTCTTTGGCAACTTTAATTAACTGGTGAACAGCCCTTCTGGCTGCATCAATAATTTCTAATTTAATTTCTCTGTTTGATTTCATAATATCATTGTTATTTGATGGTCAAACATTCTATATAGTTTTTCCCCATCAACCTCAAACTCATATTCGCTGTCAGGCTTAAAAGATATTAAGTCTCCTTTATTAACGCCTTGCTTAATTAAGTTTTGATTAGGAATCTTAACTATGCCAACTAAGGGTTCTTCTTTAGTATTCTTAAATATAATAGATTCTTTTGTTTCAACAGGCTTAATGTAGCAATATCTGTCATGTGCATGCCAAACATTATTTTTCTTATACATAAAGAACTGCTCATTGTCTACTAAAAATAAGTTGTCTTTTAAAAAGCTCTTGCCACTTTTTCTTCTCCCTTTAATGTCGTTGTAGAATTTAAAAACATTGTGGTGTACCAATAAGGTATCTCCTATTTCTATAGGGCCACAATAGTTTATAGGCAGTGCTTTTACTTCAGCATACCTGTTTGAGTACCTGGCATCTTCTTCAGATGAGCTAACAAGAAAATCTATCCCACCAATATTTTTTGTGTTGGAATATCTTTTATCTTCTCTAGGTGTTACTATAAAGTCAGTTGGTGATTTCAAAAGTTTATGTTGTATTCAATGGATACCGGCATAGTAGAACTAAACTCTTTCCAAAGAATAACAACATCATCTTCTTCTATGTATATTTTATAGGACTGTAAATCAGAATCATATTTAATTAAATGAATCCTGTGTGTTCCGTTAAGAACATCTTGACCTACTAAGTAATGCATAGCTCCAGATTTATAATCTGGACCGACAGATATTTTTCTTATATCCATTATATTAAATTTTATTATTAATTATTTACCCTACTGGGTCAACAGGCGGTTGCCAAGGCAGTCCACTTGATGTACCTATATCTTCTATTTGTTGCTTCTTAATAGCCGAATAAGTTGTAACGTAAGCTTCTCCATCAGCAACTACAGTTGCTCCTAAATCAGCCTGCACAAGAGCTATTACTTGAGCTTCTGTTAATTGGTTGTATGGCGTAAGTGGAGGTGCACCTACCACTCCAGACAATTTAGATTGATATACTTTTCTAGCATACCCAATGCCATCATTTGCTTGTATCGCAGATGTAACTATTAATTCACCTGGAGCCGTTGATGTATCATACTCCATTGTTAAAATTGTCCATGTTATTGTTGCTGCCATATTATTTTTTATTGATAAACTCTAATTTCTAATGAGCCATTGGTTAACTTACCGTCACTATTATGTGTTAATATTTTTATTTCGCTATCGCTTATTCTTTCCCACGCTATATCATGGTTGTTTTCTGCACTACCACCATTTACAAAAACAATTGTTTTTCCTGAAGTGAACGGAGTTGAGGTTGAAGTTAATGAATAATCTCCGCCTGCGTTTCTACTCCACGTTAAAAATCCTGATGGAATCGTATTGAATAAAACATTTGCTGTAGGAGCGGCAGTTCCTGCCTGAGATATCAAAGCTGTATAAGTATAAAAACTTGTTGCTAAATCTTCAAAAACTTTTCCTGTTGAATCAACTTTTAAATTATAAGAAGTTTTAGTATCTTGTACAACAGTTCCGTTTCCATAAGCTCCAAGAGCAATGTGACTTGTATATGCTTCAATTGCATTTAATCCTGTAACAACACTTCCTGCACCTATTACTACTTTAGCAGCAGATAGTGCGTTGTACTGTCCTATTACAACCTGACCTTGTATGGAAGTTGAATCAGTTAGCTGCCATCCAAAAGCAAATGTAGGACTCGAATCATTTAATATGATATCTTTTCCTATTGCAACTCCTTGAGCATTACTAACAGTAATGCTTGACCCTATTGCAATTCCTGCGGCAGAATTAATATTATTGCCTGCTCCTAAAGCAATTCCTGTTGGTCCAATAATTTGATTCATCCCTCCTGCAGTAAATCCTTGATTTCCTGAAACAGTATGATATTGCCCAAAAGCAGATGCATTATTTCCGCTAACTGTGTTGGTATTCCCTGTGGCAAACGACTGCAATCCACTTGCAGTATTGCTTTGTCCAAATGATACCGAGTTCGCTGCAGTAGAGGAATTGCTAACCCCTATGGAAAATGCATTTGGGCCTGAACTTATAGTTCCATTCCCAAGTGCTACAGCTCTTTCTGCACTTGCGTTTGTATTTTTTCCTCCTGCAAATGAATTTACGTTAGATGCTATGGAGTTTTCTCCAAATGTAAATGAGTTGTTTCCTCTAGCTTCAGTTGAAAATCCAAAAGCAGCCGATTGAAATGCTGTGGAAATATTTCCAGAGCCTGCGGCAAATGCGTTCTCCGCTAAAACCTCATTATTCACGCCTGTAGCAAAAGTATTCTTATCTAGAACTTGGTTGCCTTTTCCTGTAGCAAAAGCTCTCTCTCCTCCTGTCGCAACATTGTTTTCGCCAAACAAAGCAGAATAATCTGCTCCTGCGTTTACTATATTACTTCTTCCTACTACAAATGATGTAGTAGCATTTATTCTGCAGCCAGTTCCAAAAATTGCAGAGTTTACTCCTGTGTAAATAGTATTACCCCCTCCTCCGACTATTGAAGAATCTGCAGTCACAACATTGTTGTTACCGAAAGCTAATGAATTTGAACCGTCAATATTATTATTATTACCAAATACTGCGCTATGAACACCTGAAATGGTATTGGTCTTACCTGAAGCAAATGAATAATCTGCTCCTGAAGATATTGTATTTTGAAATCCTGACGCCACCGAACCGTCTGCTCCTGCTGTAGATTCAAATCCTAAAGCCAGGGAGTTTGGTGCGCTTGCTGTTCCACCAAATCCAAATTTAACAGCGTTGTTTGCGCTTGCTGTTCCACCAAATCCAGATACAAATGTATTATTTCCTGAGGCTTCTCCCTTTTCGCCAATGGCTACAGATGATTGCCCTGATGCTATTGTATCTTGACCACTTGATATTGAGTAAGGTCCAGAAGCTAATGTCTTATTTCCAAAAGCAGCTGAGGCTAACGCTGAGGATTCAGTTGAAAGTCCGAATGCTGACGCACCTGCTCCAGAAGCTAATGTTAAAAAGTTAGCTGCCAAAGAGCCATTTCCAAATGCTGTTGTTGCAGTACCCATAGCAACGGCATTTGCTCCGTTAGCATAGGCCACTCCACCTAAATTAAAAGACGGTCCTCTATTTCCTTGAGCGGTATCTCCTCCGTCTTGAGTTATAGAAAATTTGTGGTTTCCATATCCCTCAGTAACTTGAAATAATTTAGCGTAAGTTCCTGAAGTATTTGCTATTTCTCTCTCTACTCTAGCATCAAAGTTAAATATGCCGTTTGGCATGTCTTGAATAAGAAGTCTTCCTGTTGATGTGTTAAAAGTACCTGTATCCCCTTTCCACTTAGCTAAGAAATATCCTCCTGCTAAACTATTGTTCTGTCCATTTAAGCTAATTTGACTAGCTGTACTTTCCCCAAGAAATAATTCAAAGTTATCGTTAGACTCTATACCTGTTAAAGAAGCTTGATTGCTTCCGATTATAATGTTTCCATTAACAGTAACTAAAGGGTTGGTTGCTGGGTCAGCGTCTTGAGTAACTAAAGAGTCTCCCAATATCTGAGTACCTGTCCAAAGAGGTAAAGTGTTTATTGTGCCTGAACCTGTAATAGCAGGGCTGTTATCTATCTTATCCCAAAATACATTACCTGCATTATCTTCTGAAATAATTGCCCAGTCTTGTGATTCCCAATCAGTAATCCCACCTAAGTCTGTTGCTCCTGCAACAGACACAACCCAATACTTTCCTGTATTACCAGGTATTAAAGGTATCGACTGTAAATTAGGTATATCTAATTGAGCATTCCAAGCGCCTTGGAACTCAAGGCCTGAGCCTTGAAAGTTTTGCCAAGTGACACTTCCAGATGAGTCCGAAACTAATACCTGCTCACTATTTCCAATGTCTCCGTTTGCATCATAAATTGCAGAATTAAAATATATTCCTCCATTTACATTTGTTAAACTCTCAAGAGTAGTTGTTCCGTAAATTAAAGTATTTCTTCCTACTGTTAAGTCTTGAGCTATACTTAAACTACCAACACCGCTTCCATTGTCTAGATAAACTATTGTACCGCTAGGAACCTCACATGGGTCCTTTACAGTATTAGTCGCTACATCTTGATAAAATAATGAGTTAACTAGCTTAAAAGATTCCTGTCCTGCTGAGCTAGCGGTAAATATAGGAAGCCTATAAGAACAGCCATCAAAAGCTTGGTCAATAACAAAATTAGCAATATCTCCTAATGTAAAAGTTTTTGTCTGCTTTACAATCGGTGTTGAGTTTGCAGCTGTTCCAATTAAATAATCACCCCCCTCAATTGGTAACTGATTAGGGTATGATAAAGTATTACTAATTTTAGCCATGTTCTATTCTTTTTTCTCGGCTACCTCTCCAGTCTGTAAATTTATAACTGAATCTTCGCCATATTTTTTTATTAGTTCGTTTTCTAATTTAGCAAAATCACTTTTGATTTTCTGAATTCCACTTAAGATGGTTGCCTTCTGTAGCTCAGTATCACCTAAAGATATTTTAGCTTGCGTAAAAGAGTTATTTAATTCTTGTAAATTAGTTAGCTCTTCTTTTGATAATTGTTGTTTTGACATAATTTTAAATTTAATTTATTCTACAAAGATATGAATTTTATTCTTGATTGTTTTTTCTGCTTTTCTCCCAGCTCCGGCCCACAAAATATGCGCCATACACAGTTACTAGTAAGGTTTGAAAAATTGGGATATAAGCTTCTGCTATTTGAAACTCACCAATATTGCCATCAGTAAAGCATAAAGCTGTAAATATAATTGTAAGATATATAAGAACCATAGGCCTTATATTTTTCGAGAGCCAACTATCTGATTGCATGTCATACTTCCAGCGCTCGCTTACTTGTTGCTGCGCCTCTTTATCAGCCTGCTCTAATATCTCTTGGATTTTTTGTTTTGCTTCTAGTCTTTCTTCGTCTGTAGTTACTAGGTCATCAATAACAGTTCCCACTTGTTTTATAACACCGCCTGTTAACCATTGTATAATTTTTTTCATAATCCTTTATATTCATTAGTTGCGTCAAAGCTTGGACAAGCTTTGGTTGAAAAATCCCTATGGCCATGTATAACAGCTTCAGGATATATATTTTTAAGTAATCTTAATAATGAAAGAAAGCTAGCTATCTGTGCGCTTGTTCTATTGTCCTCTGGACACATATCTGAATCCACTCCACCTGCGTAACATACTCCTATAGAGTTTTTGTTATATCCTTTTGTATGAGCTCCTGATTTTTCTAATGGTCTACCAAGTTGTATATGACCATCTCTCTTAATAAAAAAATGGTAGCCAATTCCTGACCACCCTCTTTGTCTGTGCCATTCATCTACTGTTTTCGCATCTACATCCATATCTGGCGGAGTTGCTGAGCAATGAATAATAATCTTATTTATCTTTCTTTTCATTATAATTAATCCATATTCTTTGAGCTGTATATACTATAGAAGCTACTAATAGAATTAATTTTAAAACCATTTCTACGTGAGTCATTGAAATAGCAAGGCTAAAAAAGTTAATGGCGTATATTTTAATATCTTGCAAATTCATTATTCTTTAACAAGTATATACTCTACTTCTATATCTAATAGTGCGCTATTGTTTTGGATATATCCTACCATAGTGCTACTATTTCTCCGGCAGTTGTGCCTGTATTGTAAACTTGAACCACGTTTACAGGGAAAAACTGTCCTGCATAACATCCAACAAATATTACATCATCACCGCCTGCTGTTTGAACTCTTACGTTCCCTGGTAATCCTATGTATAAAGCACATCCGTTGTTTATCCCATCAGGGTTTGATACATTTGGTATCAAGTCTGTGTCGCTTGGGGTTACTACAGCGGCTCTATTAGCTGTTAATTTTGTATATGCCATTTTTTTTTATTTACTGTAAGGGAATTTTCTATTTAAACTATCTCTACGCTGATTGCATCCACAAGGTTTCCCTGTCACCTTGCTTAAAGTATCAACTACTTTCTTAATTCCAGTTGCGGTAGTTATTTTTTCGATGGTATCTCCTAATCCTGTTGACTTCATTTTTTACAAGTACATAATTTATTTGGACACTTATCAATGTTTTTAAAACTAATTGCTTGCGTCCATGAATTCCATATACATTGAAACTTACACCATACAGATTGAATCCACAATCCTAATTTTATAAATGCTTTTCCCATTTAATTATTTTTTAGCCTTACGTTTAATTGCGTTAGAAACAGTAGAATCTAATCTCCATCCTCTTTTTACATATTCCTCCATTCTTGGTGTAGACCCTAATGGTAAGTCTTTCATTTTTGGCTTTGGTGTTTTTCGCATATGACTTTTATCGTAATATTGATTATCATAATACATATCCCCTTTTTGTGCAGGGGACGCTTTTAGCTTATTCTTTTTTTTACAATCTAATAAAGCCTTACCTGTTAATCCTATACACGACATTATTATTTATTTTTTCAATTAATATAATACAAAGATACTAATATTTTCCTTTACGAGTTTTTGGGGATGACTTTGTTGAACCACCCTTACCGGCCCATAAATTCTTGCATGCCCAATAGCGTGCTGTTAGTTTTGATTTTGCTGTTCCGCACTTGTGACGTGCCTTAAAACTCTTTCGTGCAGCTGCTGAATAGTTGTGTCCATAACCTTTCGCACCAAAGTGAATTAGCTTTTCCTTTCCGCCCTCACAAGCTTTTACCATTTTCTTTTTACCAGCTCTGTCAGAGGTCCTTGGTTTATTGCAGGCCATTTTGCTTTTATCTGCCATACTATGCGTTTCTTACTCTTGCCGCTGATGTATTAGCAACAAATTGTTTTCCTTTCTTCCCAGCCTGCTTTTTCTTTCTAGCTGTTGCAGCCAATTGTCTTTTTGATAAACTTCGAGCTTTAGCTAACGGCAAACATCGGTCAGGGTTCTTTTTGTTCTTAGAAGTTCCGCATGGTCCTTTTATCGTACCATCCGTTCCTATCCTTACCCATTTCTCATCTCGCCATTTTTTAAGCTCACCCATTACTTCTTCTTTTTCTTTACTTTATTTCTAGATATATAACTTCCGTCACTAAAATATGAATTGTTAGATTCTCCTTGGCCCTGTCCGTATGCTTGTAGTTTCATGGTATGATGTCCTGTTACTGCGCTACGATTCGTTCCGCTTGTTGTAATAATCGTATCCTGTTCTTGATTAAATGTAGGAAACTGCCTTGTCGATTGCTTGACATAAGCCTTCATACACTTTTTTAATTTTCTGTTTTTTAACCCTTTACAATTCATAATTATTTCTTTTTTCCCTTAGCGTAATTAGGGTCTTTACAGTATTTGCTTGCAGCCATATTCGCATACGCAGACGGATATTTATCAAAGGTTCTTTTAGCCCATGATATTCCTGCAGCACAAATTTTATTTCCTTTACGTTTAGCTTTTTTTCTTGGCATCAGTAATGGTTATTTTCTTTTCTCCTGTAGCAACCTCCTTAACTGTTTTAGCGGCATCCTCAATACCTTCTCCAACTTTTTTCACAACGCCCTTCATTTTATTTTTAAAGTCTCTGATGCGCTGTTGCTTACAAGCCCTTACCCTTTCCTTTTCCATTGAGCCTAGCTCGCTTCTTTTCTTTCCTGGGTATAATTCCTTTATACAAGGTTTCTTCATTTCTTCCATTTTATTATTCTTTATATTGGTTGTATCACTATTGACATTTCCATTTCCGCATCACTAGATAAAATTGTCCCAGACTCAACTCCAGATACATTTATAATATCACCTGCAGACAGAATAAATTCAGTTGTGCTTGTCTTAAAAGGAAAGCCTCCACTGTCAGAACTATCTAATAACAGTCCGCTAAAATCTCCAACAAAATCATAATTAGACGCATCAGTTGTTTTCCCTGAATTATTATTCATCTTGTAAAGCTTTACTTGATAGCTGTTACCTGCTGTAATAGAAACTGCATCATTTGATATAAATTTTATAGACGCAGCTACAATTTTGCAATCAAAAGGAACACACAAAACCGATGAACTGTCGCTTAACGGAAGTGCTTGTATGCCGAATTCTAATGTGTCACCAAAAATCCCAGGGTCGCCTCCAAATAAATTATGGAATGTTCCTGCTACAATAGACTTTGGCTGTACTATTTCTGGAAGTAAATCGTCTGTAGATATCTGTATATTCTCTAGACCTGTGTAACCTACTAGAAAATCAACTTGACTAGGGTCTGTTTTTATTTCAAATTGTGAAAATTTCTTATTTGCCATTTTTAATTATTTTTTTTTAAGGTGCTACGCATAACTCAGGAAACATTCTACTATCTCCAATTACTAATTCTTGTTCACAGAACTCATCGTTCTCTGTTATTATAAAACATATGTCTGGTATGTCTTCGTTTCTTTTGTCTTGAAATGGTATTCCATTTCCATTACCTATTGCTAGTCCCATTATGCGTTTCTTTTACTTGCCTTAGTATTTTCGCCAAAGCTTCTCATGCCTCGAAGTCTAGTTGCAACAACGACTGGTGGATTTTTCGTTTTCTTTTTGCTTTTCTCTTTATCTAAAGCAGCTTGCAAATTTTTAATTTTATTTATTGCTGCATTCTTAAAGTTAATAGCATCGTTATCAACTTTATTATCAACTTTTTTTTCAGTTTTGTCTTCTGGCTTATCTGGCATAATTTATTATCTTTGTTGCAAAGTTACAAAATTTAATTTATGTATATTCAAGGTTCTGATTATCTAAAATACTGGAGGGTTATCAGGTATTTTATAAAAGCAAAGTACGGATTATCACAAGCTGATTTAGACATGCTGCTATTCCTATACTCAGAAGATTATTTCTCTAAAGATAAGTTTGAAGAGTTTGATGAGCTACTATCGTGGGACGTTAATAGATTTGATAAATTACTTAGAGATGGCTGGATTGAGGTTTTCAGAAAAGGCTCTAGAAATAGAAAGGGAATATATCAGTTATCATACAAAACTGAAAGAGTAATAAGTGGTATATATAAAAAGTTAGAGGGTAAAGAGATTCCTACCAGTACATCATTTAACCCCATGTTTGCTAAGAACGTGTCATACACCGACAAGGTGTATCGAAATTTTATAATTCAAATAAACAAAGAGATTCGTGATGCAAAAAAAGAACTTTGATATTCAATATGTTTTAGATAAACTTAATCTAACAATAGAAGAGTTAAACAAACTATCAGATACCGGACCTGTTATAGATGTCAAGTCTCATCTTGCAGAACGTAGAAAATCAAACATACATGGTTATGGAATGTTTGCTAAGCGTAAAATTTTAAAAGATGGTTTTATTGGAATGGCTTCTATTGATAATACATATAAAACATATCTAGGTAGATACACTAACCATTCAGCCAATCCGAATATAGCTTTTCTATATAATCAATCAAATGATTTATTAGTAAAGGCCCTACAAGACATAGAAGCAGGAGAAGAATTATTTTTAGACTATACATCACATTTTCTTAATCCACAGTATTTATAATACTACAACTACATCTCTCTCTTGAATTACAGTAAACTTATTATTCTCTATAAGCATTGTGTATCCCTGGCGCTTGTCATAGTAGATAACATCGCCCTTACTTATGACATCGACATTAGTTCCTGGCTCAATCACTTTTCCTTTACCGTATCTAAACTGAGACGTATCTTCAGTAGACAATAATAGTCCTGATGAGGTTTTAACCTCTTCATGAATTACTTCAATTAAAATATTTTTTCCTATTAGCTTCATGTTGTTTGATAAATTAAAATTGTTTCTACTGAGCAGTCATCGTTAGGACACGAGTGGTTAGATACTATCCCTTCGTCTTCCATTCCGTAATCTTCATAGCTATGGTCTCCTCCCCATATTAATTCTTTTTCGCACACACTACATTTCATATCTATTTAGTTTC